AAGCAGTTTTCATAGGTCTTAAAGAAGGCCGATTCACTACCATGAAAGGTCTTTACTTCATATATGTTAGGATCTATATTGTATTTACTCATTGTGTTATATAGGCTTTAGGTGAAGGTAATCCTCCATAATGACACCATTCATCATCTTCTAATGTCTTATAGTTGCTTGAACACCATTGTAGATAGTCTTCCTTATTAACTTCATAACCCCAATGTAATAATGATTGCTGGATACGAGGTGATATAGACCAATCTCCTGTCTCATGTATCATGTTATAAATTCTATGACGCCATCTTCCGGATAGTCCGCAAAAGTCCTGCCATCTACTTATCTGCCTATCATCATCCTCTCCTCTTATACCCATATCGTATTTACACCACCATTCAAACCATCCATAAGGATCTCTCTCATGCATCCAATTCATATCCTTCCAATACTGATAGTCCATGCCGGATCTAATCTTAAACTTATTCAATTTAGGCTTATACACCTCTCCTAAGTAAAGATTTATATCTAAGTCTTTAAAATGATAGTCAAAGAGTCCTTGATAATTGAAGTTAGTATATTCTTCGATAGGATATCCGAAGTAACAGCCTCCAAAGGCTCCTCTCTTTATAACCTCTCTTGGGGTTAAATTGGGGTAGAAATATAGATTACTCATAACACTTGTTAAATTTGCGCGTGGCCACTTCGTGGGAGAGAGAAAGGCGCCCCCACACTCGCCTACTTCCCGGACTTCTCTCTAATCCAGTTGTACATATAGTCACTTGACTTATCTGTTACCTTACATGGACTATCATCAAAGATAGACCTATCGCATTTATCACACCAATCGGTCTTATCTAAGTCTACTATACTCTGACAGCATTCACATTTGATTGTATTAGTACTTTCGCTCATCTGTCAATTTTACTAGCTGTTCAACTATCCATACCACACCGCAATAGGATTTATACACTGCAGCCACCGGTACTAATATAAACCAGGCGAGTGACCATGCTACATAAGCTGATGCATTTGATGTGAAATCATCTTGCCAATAACTAATAGATCTATCATCGTAGTCTATCTTATGTACTTTCTTTCCAAATAGAATAAGGTATGTTAATGTTAACATAAAGCCTATTCCATATACAAATACTCCTATTATCATAGTTTAATTATTTATAAAGTCCATCATACAACCCTTCGTCGTAACCATCCTTCCAGCCTTCTTCATATGCTGAGATATCTTCATCGGTAACTTCTTTATAGGTTGCTTCGAATATATTCTTCTCTACAAGCCATCTTTCTCCTTCAATACCGACACAGATGTAATCTCTTCCAAAGCCATGGCTTAAATGTTGTTGATTTTCTAAGGTACTTACATAGGGTACTTTGATCTCATGCTCGCCTATAAAACCGGAAGTACGTATACACCCGTCTTCATCTACATCTTCATCATTATAGTAACGGCTTACAAAGCCGTCTTCATCTCCTTCTTCAAATAACTTAGCCTGTACTGTGGCTGTCTTTCTATATGTCTTCATATTATGGTTTTTGTCTTTCAGCTCTTTCGATATCTCTCTTAAGCTTATTAACTGTTCTCTGTTTACTCTTTACTGCTACAGACTTAGCCCACTTACCCATATTGTTTACAGGTACTCTCTCTTCCCATTCTTCGAGCTCATGTTGAGCTTTCTTCAGTCGTTGTTTTAGTTTATTGCTTGCCATCTAAGTACGAGTTAAATAATATCTTTGCCTCTGCTAATTTATCTACATCATCAGAAAGAACTGCCATTATAATCTGCTGACATTCCTCTTCTGTACATTTATGATCTATAATTTCAATATAAGTTTTTACATCTACTCCTAATTCAGATGCTATACCTTGATCCATTAGATCAAATAGTCCTAGTTTCATTTGGTAATATTTTATTTAGTCTATCAAAAATTGCTTGTAAGTCTTCAACTCCGTTTATAGACCATCCATCAGTCTTTAAAACATAAAATGCTCCTCTATCTCTGTCAATACCTAACGAAGACTCCATTCTAATCTCTAAGAATTCATATTCGCTATCATCTACACAGTTAGCATCTTGACTAAATTTAAAGCTAGCTGATTCTAATATTAATCCTTGTTCTTCCATTAGATAATAGTTGATGGTTTAAATTTATATCCTGTTAGTTCTTCATATAATTGTTCACCTCTAGATAGAGCAGGTAGTTTATAACTTAAGTAAGATTTAGTAAAAGACCTATGTACTTTCTCTAACCACTCTGTGCCGAAGTTTTCTGCTATATACCCTATTGTAAGACATTCGAAGATAGGATCCCATTTATTAAAACTAGGGTGGTGTATTCCGTAGAAATCAAAATTGAAATAATCTACGAGTGCTTTCTTATCTTCTATCAAAACTTCCTTAGATATATCCTGAGCTACAGTGTAGCCTTTTTTATTTAATTCATTTTTAAGAAATAAGATCTCTGGTCTAAATTCATCCTTAATAAGGTTAATTTTAAACTTAAATGGAAAGTCATACTTAGTCTTTTTGGTCTCTTTATCAAAGTACTCACCTCCTATAGTCATAAACCTGTCCATACAAAGTAAATGCTCTCCTTTCTCGACTGCTGCTTTATACTCCGGATCTAGTTTTATTAAATACAGGTGTATTATCATCTGCTCTACATATACTCCTCCATACTTTAAGCCATCTATCACGTCTTGGTTCTTGTAGTAGTACTCCAGAGCTAGGTTAGTAGCTTGTCTAAAGATATCCGGGTTTTTAATATAGGTTATGTTACCGTTAGGTATCTTCATAAGGTCTGCTCCCAAAGGATTAATCTCTTTAAGCTGTTCTTCATGTAAAGTAGCTAAAGCAGTATATACCTCTGTAACATTATTAATAAACTCACTCAACATTCTAGTATCATTAGCATACCCCATATTAAACGGCTGGTCTGCATGCGCATACATTGTATCTGTCTTAGCGGTACTAAAGTCTATCTTATTAAAGATATAGGTATCTGTGTCTATGTGAATACACGGTTCAGATATCTGGCTAAAGTAGAGCATTTTAGGGTACGTATAACAACTACTTCTTACATTGTCGAGTAGAGTAGTATCTATTTCATCATAAGGTACCCCTATATCTCTGACCTGTTTAGCTATATCTTTATTTGTATAAAGACTTATATTACCAAACTCTCTTTTTGCTAATAACACACTCAGTAACTGCCCATACATTAACTCTTTCCAAACTATTGGATAGATCTTACTTCCGTTAAAGCTTGTAGGCACGTAACTATGTACTACTTTCATACTTTATCGTGTAAAACAGTTTCGTTTAGCGATTGTATATAACTTTAAGTATTTAAGAGAGGTATTATCTGCTCTTGTAATAGCAGCATATAAATCATTCTCACAAACAGCCTCTACAAAGCCTCCGCCTTGCCAATTACCATCCCTATGCATCATAATACTAGCTACCATTCGGATTGCAGTCGGATCATCTACTCCCCATCCTTTCAAAAACTCTTCTGCTACCTTTAAACATTTCTCATGATGTGTCTCTCTATTCATAACTTTATTTTTATTTTTTTGCTGTAATACGTAGTTTTCTTCTAAAGGATTAGACGGTTCAATAAGACCATCCTCTAACATCTCCTTATACTTCTTGATTGAATCGCTCATACTCTTGAATTGCTGCTAATAAGTAAGTTACCTCGTCTTCGTCTAAATACCCTTGTACATCTCCTCCAGCTACTGGATTGTCGTAATGTAACTCTCCATTAGAGTCTAATACTGCTAACTCGTACTTACCGTCTTTACCGCCATAAGAAAATGTATGACTTACTACAGAGGCTCCCCATCCGTTATCAAACATGATACGGCTTATTTTACCTGACATAAACGGGTCTGATAATGTTTCGAATTGTAAATCGTTGAATGTCTTCATAACCTTTATTTGTTTTAATTTATTAAATATACGAAAAACTACGCATATACGCAACTACTTCCAGTGGTTATTCTCTTCCTCCCACCAGAAAGTTAGATCTTGAGTTTCGTCATCATAGTACTCTGCTATATGATCACATTTAAAAGCTGAGTGTTTATTCTCATAAAGAGAGGTAGTTACGATCGGATTATCCATTTCTAGAGAAGTTCTCATCAAGCTTATGAGAGACTTATAGTTACTTCCTCTGATTACTCCTGCCTCTACTAATATAACATTCTTAACTCCTATAGCATTCTTGTGAAGTAAGAACATAGAACAGGCTTCATTAACGAACCTAGTATCCCATTCTTGATCCGGATATGGAACATCTACTCCAAAGCCATCTGCTATCTCTCCTCCATAAGTAAGTTTATGTCGTATAATCTGTCCGGCAATAGAGGAGTAGTCAGTCGATACAGTGACCACTATACTATTACTTGCATTATATCCAGCCTTAGTTAAGGCTTCAGCTACCGATTCGATACATCTAATTTCAGTAATCGGGTCAATGTAAAGTTCTGTTCTCATATAAGTTATTTTACTAGTCCTAGAGTCTTAGCTCTATAATAGCCAATCATTTTTCCGTTGGCAGGATTTAAGAATTGTTGCTTAGACTTAGGAAGCTTCTTATTAGCTTTCTTAAGCTCTTGTTCTGGAGTTAAATAGTCTTTAGGGTAAATTACCTCTACCTCTATTGGGCCTCTAGCAAACTTATCTAAGTTATACTTCCAGATTGAGATTGTTCCATCCGAGTCTTTATACTCATGTTGAAACTTTCTAGGATCATTTACTACAGTCGTCGAATTTTTCTTTTGCATATTCAATTGCTTCATCTTCTGATAAGCCCATTGCTAGGCCAACTTCGTAATAATGTTCTAAGAATACTTGGTTTGCATTATGACTCATACTCTACCTCCTCTTCCTTAATGATAAAGGTACCTCCTTGAACGTAGCTTTGCTTAATAGCTTCATAAGCTTCTAAAGCTTCTTCTTCTGTACGCTTTAATGCAAGACAATTATTTCCTGCCCAGACGAAGTATTTAGTTTCCATAGTCATGCTATTAGCATCCCACTTTACTTCTTTTTCAATTTTAAACTTTGTGTAACTTTTCATAACCTTTTATTTTATATTTTTATAATTTAATTAAGCAACGATTGATTCTCTGTAGTAAGAAAGTAAGCTTTCTACTTTATCCATTCTAACTTTCTGTACTGTCGTAGTATTATCTACGATATCGCCTTCCCAAGTCTTATGACGAGTAACGATCTCTAAGTCAGCTGATTTACCAGAGGCAGTCTTCTTAACAACTTTAATTTTGAAGATATTTCTAACCGTCCAGTCAAAGCGTACATCTAAACTAGGTAAGTTACTGTACTTATCGGCAGTAAACTCAAGACCTTCAGTTTCAAGCTTAGCTAAACGGGTATCGTTTTCGATCTGAGATTTCTCATTACGTAAAATACCTAACTCGTTACCTAATCTGTAGACTTCTTTCTGCTCTGCAGAGTTCCAAGGTGAAGCGATTCTGAATGCTTCCAATAAAGGAGCTTGGTTATTCTTAATAAACGCTGCAACCTTACCTACGCTGATCAAACGATCGAATTCGAAGTCATTATCTACTGTAGTAGAGTAAGTGCTTAACTGGAAAGGCATACCTTCTTTACTTCCGTAAGATGATCTAGAGATAGAATAAATCTCTTGGTTGTAGTTATACTCTTTTCCAGATCTATCAGTTCTAACTTGGATTCGAGTTACTCTGATTCCGCTATCGTAGCTATTAGATACGATATCTTCTTCTTGTAAGATACTACCTAACATGCTAGTCCAGATCTCTCTGATTAGAGTATTGTGATTGTCTTGTACTGCATAAAGAGCAGTTTTAGCTGTTTCTAACTGAGCTTCTAAAGAAACAATTTCTGAATTGATGATGTCTAAATTTCTCATAACCGTTGTTTTTATATGTTTTTCTAATATACCTTAAGATACGAAATAGTACGCAGACTAGCAACTTTTTTCATGTTTATTTTCCGGGTTTTTTAAGCCTAAATAAACAAAGAATCCGATTACAAATGGTGTAAAAATTGCAATTTCGATTAATAATTCTTGTAAAGCTGTCATAATATCTATCTTTTTATTATACCTTAAGATACGGAGATATACGCAGGCTAGCAACTATTTTACATAAAAAAATACAGAAAACCCAAAGATTCTTGATTGAGAATCAATGAGTTATACTATGTTGAGAATCAATGAGTTATAAAAGCCCTAAAATGTAGTAAGAAAGCTTATATCCGGTAAAAGCTCCGAAGGCAGAAGGAAGAGGAAACATAATCATCTGTCCTAAATCTGTTACATATTTCGGCCTATTTACTATCCTTCCCATAAAGTAGTAGTAAGCAATATAACCTCCTAACACTGCTAGGTCTGTTTTAGTTGCTATAAATACTACTAAAGTTGCGCCAAGAAAGCCAAAGGTAAAATTATCTCTAGCTGCTTCCCAAATCTCTTTATAGGTAGCATCTTTATACTCCTTTACTATTTTTTTAACTTTCACTTTCATTCCAGAACGGTTTTTCATATTTAGGTTTCAATAACTTCCAAATTATATGTTCATAAGGCTTACCATCCCATATTGCAAAGCATACCGAACGGTAACCAGGATTAGTTCCACATCTTTCTAAATGTAATGCAAAGTCCTTCTTAGTTGGTTCTGGATCTACATCATTATACTTTCCATATCTAAAATAGTCATGTATCTTACCACAATCTTCTCTTATTCGATACAATCCATAGTGAAAACTAGATATTTGACTTCTTACCCATTTATCAAATTCGTCTGGTACTCTTTCTAAGAATGGTTCCATATCTTCTCCATTCATTAACAACTCCCAAATGTCTTTAGATGAGAATCCAGTTAATATTCTATGTAAACGAACATAGTCTTCAAACTTAATCTTCATCCTAAAATTACCTGGTTGGAATCTTAAGATAAAACCTTCCTTGTTTGCTTCGTTCTTATCTTTCAAACTCCTATACAATTCTGGACCAAAAGCAAAATGCTGCTCAGTCTTAACTAAATCTTCTTCTGATATTCCGGAAGCATGAAAGACTGCTTTAGCAGTAGTCCAGTGTAGTTCCTCTCCTTGAGATGTTACGCTTAAGAAGACTACCTTCTCTTCACCATTATAATCTACTACGATTCTATTTTCAGGATAGATGATCTCGCATATGTAGACCATATCAGTCATAAACGCTCCTAAGTTGTACTTCGATTTGATTATCTCCATTCCCTTAACAGCTTGTTCTGAAGTAAATGATCCTTTAGTAGCTAAATGCCATTCATCGTTGTAGTAGAATAAAGTACCTAGAGAACCATCTACCTTCTCTTGAACATAAACATAGTCTCCTTTCTCCGGTATTTGGTTAGTCCATATTACTTCTTCGTAGTTAAAAAACTTGGCAAAAGAACTAGCTACAACGTTACCTTCATTATCTAAGATAAGACCGCGACATGCTAAAGTAATCTCATCCCACTTGCTCTCATACTGACAAGTACGAGAATAGTTGTAGACAGATAAAGGAAGGGTAGGGTGGTCTTGTTTGACAACCAACCCGTCTTCCATATACTTCTTTAATATGTCTAAATCGTATTTCATTATTTTAATTTCTCTCTAATATTAGTTAACGTTGTTTCGTTAAAGTATTTTCCATCTTTATAAATGGTCTTTAAGTAGCCTTTATTTTCACCTTCCCAAGTTACTTTATCGAATAAGATATACTCGCCGTCAGTATTTTTATCTACCCACAACAAACCGGTTGCTGATTTCTTAGTTCCATCATCTGTGATTGGATCTTTAAAGATTTCTCTACCTTTACCTTCTACTTCAACATAGGTTGCTTTCATTGCAAAGCCAAATGTATCTCTAGTATTGTACTGGTATGTAAATGATCCTACTCCGAATACTATGTTAGTAGATGCAAAGCCTTTTTCAGCTAACCTTTCACAGATCTCTTCTGCTCGATCTAATGTAATTGAATCACCATAGATTGCTCCGATATGGCTATCTAATACCTTATATCCTTGTTCATTTACTGTACCTCCAAACACATCCCAAAGTAACTCAATAACACCTTTCTGTTCTGCTGATGAAATCTTTCTTCCTCTGTCTCTAAACATTCCACTTGTGTAATGAGCTTTGTACATAGTACCGTCTTCATCTTGCTTATAATCGTCGATACCGCAAATAATATCTACCGGATCACCAGAGTCAGGTCTAATAACTACTTTACCATCACGAGCTAAAATCTCTTCTTTCAAAGTAACTACATGCTCTGTACATACCTTCCATAAGTCCCAAGTATCAGATACAATAGATAAGATACCTGTTGGATATGTCTGTAATAGACGTCTAAATGTACCAACTTCATCCTCTTTAGAACCAGCACACATTACTGAGTGTTCTGTTGCATTAACTGATCCTCCTACAAAGCCTGTCTCATCATAGTAACGTCTAGCTCCATCTAAAGCAGGTAATGAATCTGTTCCACTAAATGAAGTTAAATGTCCTAATCCAGAACTAACTGTAGCGTCAACTGCATCCATTCCTCTCATAGAGAAGTCATGTGCTTGCCAATCAACAAACCAGCTCTTTTCTGCATCAGTTTTCTCTTGCCATTTAGTTAATAACTTTCTATAAGTATAAGCAATACTAGCAGATGTCATTGGCTTCCATAACAAGTTAGAGATAATTGTCTCTAAATAGTTTGTTACCCAGTAGAAATCTGGATGAGTATTATATACTGTTAATACAGGAACCTTAATAGGAACTAATGTACCTTCTTCAATAGCTTTTACTACAATAGGTAAGTACCCTAAGTCGTGTAATGCTTCGAAATGGCTTACATCGTAATCGGTATTTAAGTACATTGATAACTCTCTCTTCATCTCTCCGCAAACTTCTTCTTTAGGTTTAGAGAAGAACTCATTTTGAAATGCTTCATGAATACGGCGCATAATCATCTGCTGTCCAAATGATACTACTTGTTCACATCCTTTAGGTGCATACTTGTTACTACGAGGAGTAAAGTTTGAATATACCAACGTTGTTCCTTCTGGGTACTGTTGGTGATGTCCTGTTTTATAACCGTCAGTTAATAATAATGGATTCATATTAGAATATGTTTTGTTGTTTTACTTTCTCCCCAGCAAATGAAGTTGAGTCTATATTATCGATTGAATTAGTACAGAAGATACCTTCGAAGTATTCAAATAATACTTTAAAGCCAGCACTAAATACTCCATGTGTTACGATTAAGTAAACTGGTTTATCTGTTTGCTGCTTAATTACTTTAGCTAATTCAATAAATGTTCTACCACCGTCACAGATATCATCTATAATAACAAACTGCTCGATACCGTCTAAATTCATGACCGGTAATTCAGTCTTTATAATATTACCTGTTTGAATATCTCTAACTTTAGAAGCAGTTATTACATTCTCTACTCCAAAGGTCTTTGCTAAATCGAATATCTTCTTTAAAGCACCTGCATCTGGAGAGATAAATGCTGTTCTATGTTGAGCACCATCTCTATTATCAATCTTAGTTAAAGCAAATCTAGCTAACTCTGTATTATCTTTCTTTACGAAGTTATTTAAACATGCTTCTAATACGTCACTATGAGGGTCTAGTACTTCTACTTTACTAAAGTCCTGGCTATTGATTATAGGGCAGATTACTTGCTTCAAGTAGTTAACACCTCCATCTGTGAATCGTCTATCACTTCTAGCTCCTAGGAAATAAGGAACAAATAACCATACCTCTTTACATCCTAGATTTTTCAAGGCTTGATTAGCACATATAATTAATTCTAAATCCTTAAATGAATTTAGTCTTGATTTGATCTGTACTATTTTATTTGAAAAAAATAAAGGAAGAATAATTTCTAATGACTGCTGTCCGTCAGGAAATGTAGAGATTTTATATTCTACTTCTGACTTACCTGCATCTGCTAAATTTAATATCATAACTGCTTCTTTTTATATAACTAAAGATACGAAAATTACTCCGGGGTTACAACTTTTTCTAAACTTTCCGGAAAATAAAGTAACGTAGGATTCTTCTTCTGAATATCCGGAACATCGCCTTGTAGGTTCATCATTTTAGTAAACGTCATTACATCGAATCGTTTAGTAATTAAATGTACTCCATTAGGTGTCGGTATCATAGCCTCTAACTTATTTCCTTCAGGTTTACATAAGGTAATAAGCTGAGATATTTTACCTATGGCGTGTAAGTCATGAGTATCAACATCTACAATCCATCTCTTTTCGTAAGTCTTTAACTGACCTACAACTGAGTCAAATAAATTTTGTTGTTCAAACTGCCCATCTTTTATTCTTTGAGCTAAAGCCATCATCATCTCTAGAGCAACGTCTTTATGATTTTGTTTTTGAATATGAATATAAGCTCTTGCTTTATACATTTCACACATCATGGTAATCTCATCATAACGCTTCTCTAATTGCTCGATGCTCTTAATACAATAAGACCTAATTGTTCTTACCGACTGATGGTTATCTCTTTCTCCTTCTGGTTGATCTTTCTTACGCTTAAATACATAAAGCATATAAAAATCACCTTCATTTTCGAAGTTAAGTAAGGGTTTTATTTTATCTATATTGTTTATCATAACTTAGTTTTTTAAAAAGAGGAGGAGCATTAACCAGCCCCACCCCTCTTTATTATTTACTGCTAGATATACTATTGAACATATTAGTATAATGTCTACTAAAGCATCCCATTTTCTATCTTTCATATTATAGTTTTATTTCAAATCTATTTTTCATTTGCTCTAACTTATCAGCTGGTACTCCATGTTGGTTTACTCCACCGTGTCTGTTCTCTACTACTAATGTATGAACTCTATATCCATACTTCTTAGCTAATTCAAAATAATTATCCATTTCCCATTCTTGAGTAAATGTATTAGATACTACAATCGTTGGATAAAATTGTGGATTAGCTTGATTATCTTTCATTCGAGTTTCAACATGAAACCTACACCATTCATGAGCTGCTTTTAATCTACTAGGGTCAAAATTATAGTTACCTTCTTTATCATAAAAGAACTTATCTGCTTCACAAACTGAAAATTCGTTTGTAATCATATTTGCTAATGTTGACTTACCGCTTCCAGGTAACCCTCTTAGTAATATTAATTCTTTCTTTTCCATTTTTGTTCTCTAGCTTCTGGTGATAAAATAAACTCTTCTTCTATTGTATGAGGTATTTGAACTCTAACACAAGTCTGTGGTAGTCTCTTATTCATTAGGTAGTTATTAATATACCCCATCATATTACCTGATCCAATTGGATTAGCCGAATGTACATAGACTTGTGGTAGAGGTATTCCAGAATCCATACTTAAGTTAACTAAATACTTACAGCAGTCATAACCTGTCTTCTCTTTAATATTACTGTAATCTAGCTTGTAGTTATCTTTAACATTATTATAGTATTCTAACATAGCACTATCTCCTAAGTCATGGTCTAAAGAGATCACTTCTATGTTCTCTAAGCCAATGTACATTACATTACTCACAAACTGATCATAGCTTCTTACTACAACCCAATCTCCTTCTGTAGGAGTGCGTACATCGTCTAAGTATATATTTAACTTTTTCATTATTGCTCTCCTTTTAATCTTTCTTCATGGTGGTCTTGAGGTAGTCTATTTGCCTGTACTGGTCTTCCGGAAAGCATTCTAACTACATCCTCCATTAAGTAAGGTGTTAGATTATTTCCATCCATTCCAACATCCATCGAACGACCTCCCATTAGCTTCTTATCTGAAGGTAAATGAACGTGTCCAAACAAGTGAAACCTTCCTCTGTTCATATCATGCCAGCTACATAAAGGGTAATGGTCTATTACAAACTCTATCTTATTTTCTCCTTTATGGTTGTAAACAGTTAATACTTCATACTGGAATGTCTTTCTAAAAATCCCTTGAATACCTTCTCTGTTATTCTGAATGTGGTGATCATGGTTGCCGTATGCTAAGTAAATATTCTTACATACGATTCTATCTCTAAACTCTTTGATTGATTCAAAACCACCAAATGACCAATCACCTAAGTGAATTAAGATATCATCTTGACCTACTACCTCGTTAATGTTATTAACAATTGTAGCATTCATCTTCTCTAAGTTTGGAAAGTCTCTAGTCTGGTCGATAGGTATTTCACCATCAGCAGTTCTCCAATTGGTGACTCCTCTACAGATATTCTTATGATTATAATGCGTGTCAGAAGTAAAGAAAAGCTTCTGATCTTTCTCTAATGTGATTCTCATAACTTTCTCTTTAACAAGCTAAACATAAACTATTATCAAACGGTTCTGCGTTTCGTAATTCTAATCCGATATGACCTTTACTCCCCCAAGCCTCTTTAAAAAACTGCACAGCTTTTGCGTAAGTGTTAGCTTGATGAGAGTAGATTAGGTAGTTACACGTTCTTCCGGAAGGATTAATTCCAATAACTACATACCATTGAGCGTAGATTCCGCCCTTTCTTTTTTCCATTTTAATTCTCATAACCTTTTTATTTTTGTGCTTCAGGACAGGAGTCGAACCTGTATCACCTTTATCATTCAGAGTGCCATTAGCTGTTATCTCAACCTGGGAGGGTGGTATGTTGCCGTTACACTACCTGAGCGTTGTTATTATTTCCTGCTTCTAAAAGCAGCTCCTATGATCGATAAGATCAACGAGATACCAAATGCCTGAGTCCAAGTTATTGGGTAGAATAATGATACTGCCCATTTTATTAAACATAACTCAAATAAAAAAACGATTGCAGCTCCAATCAATAACCCTAGTAATTTAGCCATATTATTTTTTATTAGTGTTTGTTAAAGCTCCGAATAACATCATAAAGCCTAACATACCTGAAATTGAAAAGCAAAATGCTTCATTTAATGGTTCAATTTTTAAACCAGTATTTCCTGTAATTAACAATCCTGCCCAAGTAAAGGCAAGTAAAGATCCGATAAAGTATAAAATTCTCTGTTTCATATCTATAAATATTTAGTGGTTAATTAAGCTAGTACAATCTCTTTTGGTTCATTCATTACAAAGGCCTTACTTGCCCAAGTCGTTGCTTTAACAGCTGCATACTGTGCTTGACTGTATAAGTTAGTCTTTAAGAAGTAACAGTTAATAGTTCCTACTTCTAAATCAGCTAAGATCTCGCTATCAATTAAGACTACTTTCTTACCTTTTAAAGCAAATACTGTGACCCAGTACTTAGATCCTTCTGCTTTAAATTCTACTGTCTGTAAAGCACCTTTTTTAAAGCTGTTTAATACTTGAGCACCAGTCTCGTGACGACCTTCTAAATCTACTACTGTAAAGAATCCAGCCTTACATTTAACCACTGCTCTAAAAGTACCTTTACGTCCTTTAATAAATTCTACTGTGTTAACTCCTGTTACATTGATGATGTTGCTCATAACCTTTATTTTTATTGTTTAAGTATCGTTAAAGTATCTATCTCTCTAACATACCTTAAATTACGAAGAATAAAGCAGACTAGCAACTTTTTCACCAATTATTTTCCGGATTTTTTTAACTTTTATTGAAAATCAATGAGTTATGCAGCAAATTCTGCTTGTTTTGCATTATAGAATTCCTTCAAAATCGCTTGTTTTTCCAATGCGATATTAGGATCTGTACCTAATCCAACTTCAAACTTAGTATAGATTTCTATCATTTTCTCACAAGCTTCAAACTGAAGAATGTTATTTAATGACTGAATAGTCTTATAGACTTTCATAAATGCAGCTGTCTTTTTCTCGTTGCTCATAACCTTTATTTTTTAACTGTTAGTAATACTTTATCTTCTGTTAACTCAATACGATCTACAATTCCTTCTAATCCAAAACATTTCATATCTAATCCCAATCCGATATAAGGACCTCCTGAAGGATCAAACATACTATAAGTTGATTTATCAGATTCAACTAGTGGACCGAATAACTTTATAATCCAATTAGTACCTTCTCTATAGTCATGAACTACTTCTTTAAACCTATCTAAGGACATTGGAATACCGTCTGGTTGTTCATAGATTACGTCACAATAAGCTTGATAAGCTTTGGTATAGTCATTAGGCCATCCAAAACGGCAATATTCTGGAGAGTACCCAGACATTAAAATAGAATCTCCATTCTGTTGGAAGACAATTCTATCGCTGTAGCGATTAATATAACTTTTTGTAATCATCATAACCTTTATCTTTTAATTATACCTTAAGATACGAACTATATCTTTCAGAGGCAACTAACTTAGTAAATACTTTTCCGGAACTATTCTTCATCTTCGTTAAAGAAGTAGTATAAGAATACTGCTACTATTACAGGCCATAAGAAAACATTTCTCATTCTGTCTCCTAGATCCCAAGGTGGTCCTATTTCTCTACTAGTTGTAAACCACTCTAACCAAGCACCCCATACCATTCCTAAACAGAGATAGTATATAATTAAGTATTGTTCCATGTATTAAAAGTTTAAGCTGGCCATTTTCCTTTTGGACAGTTATTCTGTGCAGGGGTAGCTGATGTGAATATCTTTGCTTTGAGAGGGCATCCACATGCATTACATACTTCTATGTTTACAGCATTTGTTCCTCTAAACTCACAATTAGAACATACTCCATATCTAATCTCTGCCAATCTTTTTCGAATAGGGGAAGGGTTCATAGCTGTTGACCAGGCTTCTACTATTTCAAAGATCTTATTCATATTAGTTAAAGATTATAAGCTGTTCTTCTGTTTCTGTATTTTGAAGGCGTCTCTTAATTGATCGTCCTCTTGGAGCTGATTTTAATAATTCATATGTAATATCTTCAATTACAATATGATGTCCGTATTGTACTAGATCTGCGATCTTAGGTGAGATTCTAGTCGAAGCTACGTAATAACTTTTTGTCTTCATAACATTTGTTGGTTGGTTTATATATTTTGTTCTTGATATAATTTCTGATACTTCTTAGCCATTTGTTTGTAATTCATTCTAAACGTATCTGGCATAGCATCATAAATTGCTTGGTTTCTATATGGAGAGTTACCTGGCTTACTCCATCTTCTGGAATAATACATCCAGTTATAAAACTGAACATATGCATTTGCTCTTTTAATATAATCTTTTATGTCGATAGGTAAGTTCCATTGCTTTATCAGTTTAACTGAGCGTTTCTCATTGTCTAATTCAAGGTCTCTACTTCTATCTATATGCTGCTTTATATTCTTCTTCCTCTTACCGGCTAACCAATCTTCTAGATGGCCAATTCCTTCACATCCCTCTACCCATTCTTTACATCCTTCTGCCCATTGAGTTAAATGTCCGTATTCGTGAACTAGTAAACCTAACCAGGCATCTTCGTTCTTTGTAGCTACTACTAACTTTCTCTCTTCTGAGTCAAAGTATCCACCACATTTAATATTTCCTGTAAGTAGTAAGTACTTAACTGGTCTTAATTGAAGTGTTATTTTATGTTTCTTACACTCTGTTTTAACGTGCTGGAGAAATGCTTGAACGTTTGGATCATTTAACATAAACTAAGATTATATTAATAAATATAAGGAATCTTAGCTTCTCTACAAACTATTTGATGTAGATATATTCCACTCGCTTTAACTTTCTAGCTTGCTCTTCCTCTTCTTTCCACTCTTTGATTACTTCCAAAGCTCCAGAACGGGTATTAAAAATAAAGTCACTATAAACCCACTCACGTAATATCTTACCGTTAAATACCTTTCTCATAGGAATATAGATACGGTGTCCGGAATGAGTATACTTTACTGCAATTTTATACTTATTATGACCTATAACAATCTCTTCAACTTTATCTTTAAAGCTTTGAGTTTGACCTACAGCATTGCTTAGTAAAAAAAAACTTAGAATTGTTAGTAACTTTTTCATATTAAATTTAATTTATATCAGAGTCTAAACTTCCTACTATTTGATAAGCTTCATATAAGTTAGTTAATGCAACCTCTATCTTAGCTTTTACTTCTGGTAACACCTCTGTAAGAGGATGTTCGTAGACGTGATCATGTAAAACATCTGTCTGTACTGCCAGTCTATCCATCAACTCCAGGTAGTGTCCTGGGTTGATTGGATTTTCTGACTTTTGAATATCTTCTGACATTCTAGTTAATGTTTTTAAACATCTGTGGAACTGTACCGTAAACTGGTAACTTACCGTCCCATTTATTAATATACTCTAATTGTAATAACAATGGAGTCAATGTTTGTTGCTTCATTCTATTTGCTTCTGCTTCTGCCTTAGCTTGTGTAAGCATAGCTTGAGCATTACCTTCTGCAGTAGCTACCTTAATCTTAGCTTGTGCTTCTGCTGTCTTAACCTCATTCTCAGCTCTTAATGCTGCCTGTACTGCATTGTTCTTAGCTTCGATAGACTTTTTAAACGTCTCTGGGTAGATTAAGTTAGAAGTAAACTGGTTGATTACAAATCCTTCTTTTAATAACTGACCGTCTAATAATCTACGAACTTCAATTTCAAATACTGCTCTATTGCTAATTAACTCATCAGCTGTGTACTTGTTAGTTGCTAATCTGAATGCGTCATATACTGCTGTTTTCAAGAAACCTTCTTCAATATCCTCTAATGGTCTACGGTACTTAGAAAAGATCGACGGTACTTTCTCTCGCTGTACTGAGTAGTTCATAATAGGTGATACGTTAAATTCAGATCCGTCTTTACTATTCACTACGAATGAATTTTCTCCTTTATATTCTTTATGTTGAATAAATGTAGGGAACTCATAAACAGTAGTTGTAAACGGATTGTAGAATACCATACCTGTTACTGCTACAACATCATCTACGCCTTTGTTGTCTCCATACTGATTTACCTTAACACCTACATGCCCGGCATCAATACGCTCGCATGATTTAAATAAAACGATTAGTAAGATAAAACCTACTACTGAACTGATAACTGTTTTTACCACTTTTTTAATTTTTAATTGTTGATTTAATTTGTACTCTTCTTGCTCTTTTTGTCTTTGTGCTTGATAATCTGAATCGTAAAATGCCATAACTTACTTGTTTAGTTTTGAGTGAATATATGTGAATAAAAATAACCCCATAGCTACTATTAAGAAACTAGCTGAGTAGTTTAATAAAGTATCTGCGGCTGTTAATGCGGGGAAGACTAGCTCGTTTAATGTCAATAAAACACCTACAGCTACTAAGATCGGTTCTACCGACTTTAAAATGTTTTTCATATTAAAACCTTTTTGATAATTTAATAATAAGCTCCTCTTCTTCTCGAGTAAGCATATGGTATTTGTCAGCTAACTTTTCGATAGCTTCTACGTAAAAAGTCTCTCCTACGCTCATTCCTTTTTCTTGAATAAGCCTACTTGGATTGATATAACCCCCTTCTACTAGGCAATCAATTAACTCGTCAATTTCGCTGCTACTACAGCTGCTAATAAATTCATCAACATCGATGTCGATATCGTCTGCGTAAAATGTTGGCATAACTTTCTATTTTAATAATTCGTCTAAATCAATATTATACGAGTTCATTATCTCATATAACTTATCTCTTGTTTCTTGTAATGCATCATATACTTCACCAGGCATTGAATCTGGGGCATACTTAGTCTGTGCTCTTAAATGCTGATCTAGATCCCATAATGCTAAAGCCATGTCTTTTGCTTTAACACATCTCATATGAGCAGATTCATCTTCGAATTCATCTAGATTAAATTCTAATATTGCTTTAGCCATTTATGATAAGTTTATATGTGCTGTTAGTCGTATTAAAAGTAATAACTCCTTCTTTTTCTGTGAAAGACTCTACTACGGTAGTTAACCAAGTATAGGTTCCGTAGCTAGGATCTACTACTAAACTAGCTCCTATCCTTGGAGTCTCATATTCTTGTTTAAAGGTTCCGTTTTCATTCCACTCTATCCAAAGTACCCTATCTCCTGATACGGTCATATTATCTCTAGAGCGAATAAGCTTGTACTTAGGCTGTTTACCTCCGTGTTCTTCACAGTACAAGTCATCAGTCATTCCTACTGAAATAATTTTACGGCATTTATGGCAAAGAGTAGCTCCTCTTCCTCCGTTAAATTTATGTATGGGTTTAATATTTTTCGACATGTAACCTTTTTTTATTTTCTCGTTCGTCAGATCTTCTGAAGCGTTCTTTAAAGCCGATTATTCTATGAAAGTCTCTATAAGCTTCTGGATGGTATTTTTCTAAATATTCAATCCCAAATTCATACTCTGAAATAACATCTTCGTAACGATGTTCTTTATCATCAAATCCTTCACTTTGAAACTCAATTTCAGCTTGAAGTGAATCTATAATAGTCTGCAAAGAATCAACCTTACTGCTGTTAGCTGTTTGTATAGGTTCTACAATAACATCGCTAGTACATTTTGATACAATAACGATTACTAATACAACTATAGAAACAATTCCAATGATATCAAACAATCTATTCGGTTTCATGATTCATATAGTTATTAGCCTGAAGAGCTGCTTTTGGGTTTACTCCTTGTAAGTAGTCCAATGTCAACTCATATTTTCCTACCTGAGTTTTTAATATGAAGTTCTCTGCTGCTAAACTATCCTTAGTTTGAGTTAAAGCTTCTACTTGCTTCTTATACTCTATAGACTTATTCCTAGTAGATATAGCCCAAAAACATAAGATAACAACTCCAATAATTACTACTATAGTATTTCTCATTTTTTACGTTTTAAAATGTCTTTTAACTTTTTACCTTCTTTAATTACTTTTCCGGTTTGATCTAATGTGGGTGCGGTATGGTATTCAACTACTATCCAAATTAGAGAAACCAAAGCACCAATTGCTACTGCTATCATTTACTTTCTTTTTATAAAGATACGAACTTATATTATAAGATCCAACTATAAAATTTCCCTAGAGAACGTGATCTTTATCATCTTCATCAAAAGGTCCGAATAGATCATCTCCTTTATAATCTGGATGATTCCTATGCATATAGTCAATTCCTTGTACCCATCTCCAGGAGAGTAATGCAACTACTACAAACATAATGCCAAACACTAGTAAATATTCCATATTAGTTATAAGTTAAATGCTTTAATTGTATGTTCAAAAGGATTTCCTTCTATATTCTTAACTATCTCTAACATCTCTTGAGCTAACTCTCTTACTTCTCTTTGAGCATGTTCGCTATTTCGTAGTCTCTGAAAATGTACAAATGATCGGAAGTTAAACATAATATCCATATCAATCTGTGAGTTAAAAGTTTTAAAAAACCTAGCAGATTCTTTAGCTCTCTTTCTTCCTAATACCGGTGTCAACTCTTCTAAAGCTTTATGGTATAATCTGTTTCCTTCTTCAGTAAACGTCTGTAATCTAGACAGCCAAGTATCATTTTCATCCCCTATTCCATTCCAGTCTCTAGGTAAGTATGTCTTATCTTCTTTTAATTCTTTATATCGAGCAGACTCCCCATTAATACTAACACCAATACGATGCTTAAGTAAATGTATGTGTGTTGCTTGGTCTACTGTTACAAGGAAGTGAAGTGAACTTTTTTCAAAAGGAGTCTCATGTCCTTCTGAGGCTAACATGTTAAGAAGTTTTGGTATTCTTTCTAGCTTTTCTGGAGTTAAATCTCTACTTGTTGAAGTCCATGCTGATTGTGCGTGTACTTTATCATCTCCGTAATACCCTAATAACTCTACTTTATTATTCATATATTTAATTTTTAATCCCACCAACCTCTCATATCTGATCCATCGTACTTCTTACCAGTTACCTTAGAGTACTTAGTTCCTTCTAAAATACTCCAAAGCTCTTTCCATTCCGCTTGTTCTATTTCTCTAGCTCTAACAAAAACTTTTCTATTGTGTGCATCTTGTTCTGGAGTATCGTTTATGCCTTCAAGAAAGCCTCCTAAATTTTGTAGTCGTCCTAGTTCTTCTTCTGCTCGGTCGATGTAGTTATCTTCTCTATTATTCTTTAAAAGCTCTAATACTCTACGCATTGCTTTCACTTTAGGGTCTCTACTTTCCGGAACCTCATACCCTTGAGTACTCATTCCTTTTTCTAAAACTCCTAAAGAACGTTCAAACATATTCAAAGTAAACCTATAGTCCCACCATCTATGCTCCCAAAGTTCTTTACGAAAGGTCCATATATTTTTTACAAAGTTTTTAATATCCCATCGTAAAAATTTATAAGTCTTATACCACCAAGTATTTTGTCTAGCTAACGTCTTTAAACTATCGTAAAAGCTATCTGCAAATTTAATCTCCATACTAGTTTACTATTGTGTACAGAAGTACAATTATTAATCCTACAATTGCCCAGAATGTAGCGTCTTCTGAGAATTTAATTTGATCAGGTCTTTTTCCTTGATTTTCCATATACTTAAGATACGAATAATTACGCTAATAAGCAAGCTTTTTACTATTCATCTTTCCGGAATTACTACCGGTTATTCTCACAGAAGGTTCCCTTTTTTGTTTAATTTTGGAAATTTTTTGTAGATGTTCAGTTGCATAGTCATTGGTAGTTCTTCTACTTTTAGATCATTTTCAGGCTTATATGTAGGGACGTACTTGGTTACCTTATAGTCTGTATTTATCAAAAAATCATAAAAAAGATTATAGTATTTCTCAACTGGTTTAGAATTATACTTTCCTTTTACCTGTCTAATAATACCTGTTCTTGTTTCGTAAACTATAACAAGATGGCTTAAGTTTCCCCCTAGTACCTGTTCTCTTAATTCTAGTAAAGTATTTCCGTAATTAGCTCTACCGCAGTGTTTTAATCTAACCATAGATTCTATCGAAAACTCTCTCTGTAAGTCTACCCAGTAAAACCCAACTCCATTTACTCTGTGATCTAATATAACTTTATTCTCTTCTTTGTAGTTATCTGTAGTATACTTATCTTTATAGTTATTAATAAAAGAGTCGTACGTGCTTAGTAGTTGCTCTGGATCTATATCTATTAACTTACTATAATCTTCTTTATGTAAAAGAGTTATATAATTCCCTATTACAGTTAGCTTTGTAGATAAGGTCTTTTCTTCTAGAAAGTTTTCATTTCTAGTTAAGAAATTTTCTACAAAAGGAGTTGCGGATGGCCCTAATACTTTTACAACTGATCTTGATATCATATAATACTTTTAAATCGAGCTTCTTCTTTTGTCAATCTTATCTTATAGGTATCTGATTTGATAAACTCTTCATAATCTTTCTCTATCAAAGGTAACTCTAGGTATTCAAAAAGCTTTTCAGCTTTTTCTCTATTTTTCTCAATGAAAAGATCTTCAAAGTAGAACAAAGGATACCCCTTATTTGCAAAGTAATGCATCATTCTTGAATCTCTAAATAAAACCTCTTTGCTTTTCTTAATATCTTCTTGTGAAATCTTATCTAAGTTGTAATACTGTCGTTTTTGCCAGCTATAAGGATCTGCTTTCTTAAGGTGATACGTTATACTTTCGCTTTGAAGTTGCTTGTCTTTTCTATCTAAAATAATTACTTTTTCGAAATAGTCAAAGAACCATTTCCAATAACCATGTTCATCATCGACAAAGGTTGTTGGTTTTTGTCCACTACTCACAAATGTTTTAATAAAAATATCTTGCTTGTCTTCAAAATAATCTATATCGTATGTATTCAATCCTGCTGGTTCTCTCCATCCTTTGTTGAACGGTTCAGATATACAATAATACTTCCTTGTAAGGAGTTGTTTTTCTATAATATGGTATAGACTTGTAGAGCCGCTTCTAGCGCTTGTTAGTATTGCAATTCTCATAATAACTTATTTTTATTAATCCCATCTACCCATATGTTTAGAGCACTTCTAACTCCACTATGTACCGGCATTACTCCGTGGTATATCCTGTTACCTTCGAACGTTATACCTTCTCCTTTATCCAAACTTACTTTTACTTCTGCATCAGGTAAGGGACAGTGTATTTCAGATAAAACAAACCTTCCGTCTGTATAATTGTCTGTAAGAGGTATTACTGTTGTGTAGTTAGAATTTCTATCTAAATGTAAATCTAGACGGCGGGAATCGTAGTACCTAGTTAAACTAATAATTACATCTTTAATGTATAAACTATCCAGATCATGTATTACTTCTAATTTCTGGAGTATGTAGTTTTTAAAATCCTGATTGTATATTCTCCTACAGTCCCAGCTATTTACTTCTTCTTTTGTATAGTAAAACTTTTCTCCATCTTTCATACAGATTTCTAAAGCTTCAGCACATTCTTGTTCTGTTAAAACTTTATTGATTGTATACTTCATTTTACTCTTAAATTAAAAAAGCATGATACTTCTACCATGCTTTCTAACACTAAAGCTACTTTCTAAGACAAATGCTTCTCTTTAATCTTATTTACTACAAACTGAAATGCTGTTGACACTTTGGTCTTTAATTCAGTTGTTAAAGGTACTACATTAGTCTTAATAACGCTATCTGGGCGTTCTATTCTTTTAATATTTCCGTTTGTTTGTGACATATGTTCTTTATTTTATACTTTTTCGAAACCTCCACCGCTACAAGAAGGGCAGTACCAACTATTACACCAGTGTCCGCAATAGTTCCATGGGCACCAGCAAGTATTGTGCATTACACTAAATAAACCGTCTCCAACATCTACTAAGAATAAATCGGATGGTTCAAAATCTAGAGAGTAAATTACTTTTGTAGCAAATTCCATTTCTAGAGAAGTAATAGCTAATGTTGTTAAACTATTTGTATTAACATCTGTTACTACTATCTTATCTCCTACTACCATTTTATTTACTTTATCCCATCTAGTATTTAACGATCCAGACTCTTCAAAGAAATAAGTACATGACGGAGAATCAGTCCAGGTCTTACCGTCTTCTAATGTAATTCGTATGTAAATAGTCTCTACTGATGCAGAAACCATTGAATTAAGACTAGAAGACATTGGAGTAAGGGTTGCATTAGCTTGTGCTAATGTTCCGTCCCATCCGTAAGTCTCCATTAACGTTTGGTCAAAGCTTGCTGCTGGGTTACCGTGGTTGTCTTGGAAATTTATAGATCTTATATAATCTCCTAATTGGATAGTATCTACATCTTTTAATGCTCCCGTATAGTCTACTATGACAGAGTCATCATCAGTATGGTAGTTAACTGCTTTACCTCCTCCAATTGCTTTTGTTAAGTACTTAAATCTACTTTTCTGATTTAATTTTTTAGTACCTGCAACGAATTCGTCAGCACAGAATGCTACTGGTATTATTGTTGTCTGTTTATACCCTCCTAAGTTAATAACATCTAGATTTCCACCATATATAATATCTATACTTCTAATAACAGCATATCTTCCATCTACTAAATTATCTTCAGAATAAATAAATTCCTGTACTAACGTTCCGGCTGGTAGGTTTTGCTTTAGGTCTTGCAACTCCTCTACTGTATCTAATCTATACATTGCAGGATACTCATCTAAGTTGTATCCAGGTATTCTAGACTTAATAAGAACGTTTGGTACACCGGTAGCAGTAGTATCCAAAGTATTAAAGGTATCTAGATTTAAAGTTAAGTCAGTAAAGTAAGTATCAGGTGTGTAAGTTGATCCACTCAGTAGGTTAAAAAATTCAAACTTATCTGCACAATAGGTTTCGTCTACTAAAGCAGTTGTATCAAAAGACTGTCTTAATATAAACTTATGAGCTGCATCCTCAACATAAGGTACTGTGATTGAGTTTTTAGGTACACTATAGTCGTGGAACGAAATACCTACTTCTTGGCACTTCTCTTCTAAGATGTCTTTAAACCTAAATCTCTCAAAATGAGGAGTGTATGAATCAAGTTCCGTCCAGATGAAATGAAATTCTGTTATACTATTCTCCTGTAACATTGCAAAGAGAGCAGTATAGTCCAGTAAGTCAGCTCCTTGATTGTAAATTGTTGTGTTTGTGTTTATCTCTAAAAACGTAACGTCTCCGTTTCTTTCTAATAAATCACTACCTATAATGGTTGCTTTCATATACTATTAGCTATATTTTATATTTAATAAATAGTTTGAACTTCTAGATTATAGAAGAGTCTTTCTTCGTTTCTTGCTTCTCCATATACTTTATGTCAATAGATTCCCACTTGTCTGCAGGACAGGGATTGTACATTCTGGAAAATACTTTCTTACTCAGTGGGCAATTACATAAGCCGCAATAAGCAGACCATCTATTATTCTTTAGTAATTCTTTCCGGTTAACACACGACTTACATACTTCAAGTCTTTCTTCCGCTAAACTACTTTGCTGTTTAGTTGGTTTAAAAGAAATCAACCAGGCATCAAAAATCTCTCTATAATCTATTTCTTTTATCATTAAATTAATGTCTTAATGCTCTTAGGTTTATCGTAATAGTCGTATACGTTACTGTAAGCCTGTATAAAAGCGTCGTTAAGTTGTACTTTAGATTCCTCTCCTATATTTGAATTAACCTTTTCTAAAGTAAAAGCTTTTCCGGTTGCATTTTTAATCCAGCTTTCCATTTCTCCTAAATTCTGAATGTTAAACCATTTAATTCTACTATCATGATTGTGCCAAAAAGATAAAGGTGTTATTAATATATCTAGGATATTCATATAGTAACCTTCCATTTTGTTCTCTGAAGAGATTAGATTGCTTTTTGTTAAGTCTAGATTAATAGCTTTGGGTTTTAGTTTATTCTTAACTAAGTAATCATTTAGAACATTCCATCTACTTGCTTTAGTTACTAAATCTTCTTTAGAAAAAAAGAATAGCTCTTCAGCTGTTAGGTTTTTAAAATGCTCGTAAAGCTCAACTTCTCCTACTCTTCTTAAATCGTAAAGAATATGTTGATATAAGGAAAAGAACCTAGCTCTACTGTCTCTTTTTATAGCGATAATAGGATATGTACTCCCAAATTTTTCTTCTAGTTCTACCAACGATTCATGACCATGCTCTATATAATTCATTATATCAGCTGGTGGTACCTGTTTGAAATCTATTTTAGAGTTCTTCTCTGCAGTAAAAGGATTTACATGCTGTACGTCAAATCCGCTTAATATAAAAGAATACTCTAGAGAAGTTGATGCACATCTAGGTAAGCTGAGAAATATAAATCTATTATCTACTAACACTATATTAAGCTCTTTAATTTTTTAACATTCTGGAATCCTACATTACCTGCTAATACCATTCTATCGACTGTTGACTTTAATGCACTGTTAGGTGCGTGAGGTAAGTCTGCTTTCATAATGATAAGGTCTCCTTCTTCTGGTAAGATGTAATGTTCTTTTTTATCCTCATCTAAAAAATACAAAACACCATCTTCTCCTTCTAAGTTATCTGGCATCTGTATATAATAAACGTAAGTATATGTAGGTTTAAACTGTCCATTCATTTCATTAATATCTGTATGAATATGAAACTTCTGTTTCTCATCATAAAAATTCGGTTGAACAGGATTCTTAGCTCTTACTACATTAACCCAAGCGTCTGTATCTATCATATTGTAATCAGCATCCGTGTAAAGCTCCTTACAGTAATCAATTCCAGCTTGTACTACTTTATCCATCACATTTGTATGTTCTAACTTACCGGTAAACTCTAGTACATCTCTAAACCTTAAGTACGCATACCCATCAGATTTCACATCTGGCTGACTTTGTATAACTTTTTCACACTTCTTTAATAACTCTTCTTTATAAGGAATTAATTCTCTTAACTTCTTTCGGTATATTACTGTCGACTTCCCAAAAACTAACTTTTCTATCATATTAAAGTTTTTTGTTTTTTCATAAAGTTATGAACCTGTACATGTTTATATTGGGTCATGCCAAAAGATATACCATAGTCTTTCATAATACTTTTTTCTAACTTAAAAATTGAAGAAAGAGGTGTTTTAGCTCCTACTGGTTGTTTCATTTCAGAATAGATATCTTCTAACTCTGTAGGTAGTTTTCGAGTTCTATACTCTTTCCAGAATGTAGTATCTTCCCTGCTACAATTATAATGATGTCTAATGAACGACATATTTTGAAAATTAATTCTTTCTGTAAGGTGATTGTAAACCTCTCTCTTAGAATAGTCAAACAAATCATCAGGTAAGAATTTTAACTGAAAGATTGTTGTCATAATAGAAGTAGCTTCTAAAGGTTCAAGAAAGCCTCCTGATAGTCCTATAGCAATACAGTTTTCAATCCATACCTTTTCGTAACATCCAGCATTAAAACTTATCTTTTTATTAAACTGTATGTCTTCTGAAGGATGTAGTTTTAGAATTTCTTCTTTTATTTCATCTTCATCTACAAGACTACTATCATAGATATAACCACACCCCCATCTGTTCTGTAAAGGTATTTTCCAAACCCACCCGTAGTTAGCTGCTTCGGCAATAGTTCTTTGGTAAAGGTCTTGATTAGGTTTATTGATAAAGAAAGGTATTGCTGTATTTACTTTCAAATGATCTTCGTATGATTTCCAAGAGCTTTTATAAACCTCTCCAATTACTAATCGACGAAAACCAGAACAATCAATCAAAAAATCTACAGGTATTTCTGAACCGTCTTCGCAGATAATAGTAGAGATTTGTGATCCAGTTTTAAGAAAGACTTGAGCTTCCTTATCTAAATGATGCACTCCAAATTCCATTCCTTTCTTTTGTAGGAACTTAGCAAATAGTCTTGCATCAAAATGATAGGAATACTCTGTAGGGTCTTCTAAAGCATCTAAACCAAAACCATGTACGAAAGAATGGGTAGGGTCGATATTCCATTTATCAAAAAGAATACCATACTTCTTAGTGCCATTAACTTCTGATAAAAACTCAGCTTCATCAAAACCAAACTCACCTAACAACATTCCTCTTAAATTTGGAGTACCACCTTCCCCAGCTCCAAGTATACCTAACTTAGTACTTTCTACTAAAGTTATCCTATACTCTTTGTATCTTTTTTTCATGTAAAGAGCTGTAAGCCATCCTGCAGTCCCTCCTCCGATAATTACTATGTCTTTCATATAACCGATCTCTTAATTTTACTTGATGGCCAGACATTTAACGAATACCTAGTTCCACCTTTAATCTCTTTTACTGAATGTAGTATGTTAGAATCAAATATAAATAGACTTCCTACTTTTTTTGGTACTGAATATTCTAATCCTTCTACTGTATACATTATATCTCCTTCTTTATAATCTTCGTTTAGTTGGAAAATTACGGTTAAAGAAGCTCCATACATTATCTCATGAGAGTCAGAATGCCAAGTTAGAAAATCACCTGAGTTATATTCATTAAACGAATATTTAGGTACTCCTATGTATTCTACTCCGTTAAATACCTTTAATTGGTTTACTAACTGCAGGGTTCTTTCTGTTATAGACTTTATCAAGCCGTTCTGTAGAGTATCGTCAACAAAGTAACATCCTTTTCTTTTGTTAGTCTCTTCGTTCAATGACACTTCTGTGTAAACTCCATTTACAAATTTAGCAGATGTCATTTTTTCCAAGCCAGTAGCTTTTCCTAACTCTACAATAGAATTACATTCATCTACAGTCAAAAAGTTTTCTACAAAGTTTGTATACATTTATAGTAAGTTTCGTATTATAATTGTAAGAGAGATACAAATCCAGATCGTATTAAAGAGTATTAAGGTAGGTAGACTTTTTTTCATACTAGCCCATATAAGTAAACTCGATGTAGCTAAAGTAAGAAAATGAAAATACCACAACTCTATGCCAAAAACCAACCCTGGTATGATAATAGCTGCTTTAGACATCCAAGCAGCTAATTCTATAATATTATAATCAGTCCAGTACTCTTTAGTTGTATACATTCTATATTTCCTAAAAATCTTAGTATACCCTATTGCCCCGTAAAGTGTTACAAGGAATACTAAAAACACTGCTATATAAATCATACCTTATCTTTTCTTAACCCATACTTAATCCACTTATACCAGATACGTTCATGAATATAGTACTGAATTGGTTTCCAAAGTAGTTCTGCAATTCCAAAAGCTGCTCCAAATTTAACAGAACCGGTTACTGCCCACATAGTAATAAACCCTATAGCAGTACTAACTACTCGGTAAGAGATTGTCTTAGCTATATGTCGTTTCTTTTCTACAATCATAACCTACCCTCCTCTTTCATTTGATTACGGATACCGGTTGCTGATATGTCTCTGATGTCATCTGGTGGAACATGCTCAATAACATCATATCCAACTCCTCTACCAATATTAATAGATTCGATATCTGGAATGATGATAATTTTTAACTTACCTTCTTCGATTAAATCTAATAATTCGTTAGTAAGGTTGCTTAAAACCTCTTGTGGAGTCCATGGATTCTTTTCATCAGGTTCTACATCTCTAATAGCTAGTAGAACTTTCTTACCGTCTTTTAACCTTTGATCTATCAACCAGCGATGCCCAGCATGCCAAGGTTGCCATCTGCCTATAAACATAGAATACTTCACCTTGTTAGATGAAGATTGAAAGGCAGCTGTTGCTAAATATTTACTACTCATACTTTAAGATATGAACTTATTTTTAAAGATCCAACTTCTCTTTAATCTTCATATAAGACTGAAATGGAGTATCGTTGGTTGTATCAATATCGATAAAATTTTCTACAGGAGGTTCATAGTTACTTACATGGTATTGTGTACGTCCTCTATCTTCAAAAGCATGTACATATATCTCTACTATTCCTTCTCCTATTAATTGTTTAAAACTCTCTCTTTGATCTCTATAGGGAGATACTAAAGATACAAAAACATTATAATCTTTTTTATGTAAAAAATGAGCTAGATTCTGAGCTAACTCTATATTCTTTCTTCTTCCGGCTTCGGAATAGTCTTTATTATCGAAAAGCTCTCTCAAATCATCTCCATCAACATTAATTGATTTAGGGAATAGATGAGTAGATAGCATATAAGCTAATGTTGTTTTGCCTGCTCCAGGCTGTCCTGTAAACCAGTATATCATTTGTTAAGTATTTTTAAATTTTGATCTATTAATAGTTGCCAATCTTTCATAATACCTTCTCTAAGCTCTAGGTCTCTATGCATATATATTTTTTGAAACCATACATGATGGTAAGCAACTTCCGGAAGATTTTTTTCTAAGTTATCGAGATGGGTCCATTCTGGAGTATTACCCACTTTATGTGTAGTACTTCTGTCTGAAAATTGTATGTATACCTTATTCTTAGCGTGACCTACATTAGCATTTCTATCTCGTAATAGGTAACCTAATATATTTTGATCAGTCATTAGCCACAGTTCGTCAGGAACATAATTATACTTCTTTGTAACTATTTCTAAATGTAACTCTCTATACCTCTTTTGAAGATCTCTTACTAACCGATTATCATTCATAAATAGAAAGCAAGTATTAGGTATAAGCATAGTTTCTGAAAATTCTGGAATATCAAGTCCGAACTCCTTAACTCTACCTTCTGTTAAATACAGCCATGCTCTTAGTAACTCCCAATGAGCATGAGTTACATCTTTTTCAAAAACCCAATCTGGTATTTTTTCTAAAAGAAAGAAGTCTGTATCTAGGAATAGGAATGGAGGTTCTTCGTTACAGATACTTAGAATCTTTCCGCTTGTCCAAAACTGAGTAGGGTTTATAGTAGGGTCTTCATTTATAGAATTAAGAAAATCTACATCAATTTCATCAAAGTACTGTAGCATATTCTCCTTACGGTAATACTCGTATCCAGCTGTATCTGTGTACATTTTTATAGGAGCACCTGTATGTCTTTTAGCAGAGGTAAAACTGTAAATTTGCATAAGTTTTTCATAGTCCTCCAATTTATACTCTAAAGAAGGTTCGCTTGCATCTTTTAAGTAGCTTTTTATTCCTGTAAAATTATTTTTACTAAAATAAGGCTTAGTCCAGTTTACATATATGATTTTAAAATTACTCATGTATAAAGTATATATCTTTATTCAATTTTTCAATTGAGTACTTATTTAGTATTACTTGCCTCTCCCTCATCTCTAAATCATCCTTACCTAAAACTACAATAGGTTCAATCTTTTCTAAATACTCATCTGCAGTATTAATGGAACTACTAAAGTACATAAGAGCACAGAGCTCTTCTACGTTAGACGTAAACCCATTATCAATTTGGATCTTATGTAAATGGTCAAAGAAGTTTTTATCTCTACAGTATATAAAACCTGCATTAGGTATAACTAGCCCTCCTCCGAATTTCCATTTTCCTATTCTTAATACATTATAGAAAAACATATTAAAATAATGTTGTCCTTCATTTACATATGGAGAAATTGTATGATAGTCTTTTAATATACTATCTGGATAGAAGTACAAAGGTATCTGTATAGGTCCTTTTTCTCTTAACTTCTCATAAAACTTCCAATCTAAAGGTTTCTGAGCAAAGCAGTCCCAGTCTAGAAACAACACTTCATCAAACATAGTCATAGCTTCTTTTAGAGCTAAAATCTTGTATAGGAAGTTCGTCTGGAAATTAAATGTGCTTTCACCCATATAGTGATAAGGGTATCCTAATTCTTCCATAAGGAGTCTATTAGGTTCATCCCAAACGATCACTAGTTGGTTCCTTACCTTATACTTGTCATCCACTTCTTTAGCTAGTCTACATTCATCATGGTAGAACTTTAGCTTATTATCAAAAAAATGATGATCATCTCTACCCCATAGTGTTCTGATTATCTTCATCTGATGCTTTTACGATTACTTCAAGATTATAACTATCCATATCTACCTTAATACCTACTGGTTCTACTCCAGAATCTTTTAAAGTCTGTAGAAAGTCTTTTAAATTATTCCTAACGAAATAGCCACCCTTTGCAGTATAGTCTCCATCCTTCCAAAATAAAATCTCATTTTCCATAATTCAAGTGTTAAAGTCGGATCTGTAAATAAAGCAAGAAAGCTCAGATGCTTCTCACCACATAATCCTAATATATGTAAAATTTCGTGCATAAACAACAATTAAAAAAAGAGCCGGAGGTGAGTCCGGCTCCCTTTATATTTACTAACTAGTTAAGCATTGCAGTTGCTAACTTGAACAACTCTTTATTAACTTTCAAATCCTTTTCAAAAGATTTAATCTTACGTACCTTACGAACCTTAGCTCCACGAAGAGCAGCGCTAAAGCCTCCTTGAGTAACTTTCTCTTGGATTATATTAAACACTTTCCAAAGATCGTCTCCTTCATCAGCTTTACGCTTTGGAGTCAACATATCACGAAGTGTTTCGTCATCGTACCCAACTACAGTTCCTTCTGGAAGTTTACCAGAACGGATAGTCATAGCTTTAAGAGCTAATTCCATTTTCTCTTCATCTGTCAAGGTACGTTGTTTCATCTTATTAAGGACTTCTACTTTATTAGGTAAGTCATTAACTGCTTTAGAAACTACTCCACGTAACTCTTCGAAAGTATACCCTGAGTGACGGATACGAAAATCAGCAAATTGCTCATCTGCAACAACTAATCCATTAGAGCATACTAATCGGAAGATACCAACTGCAAACTGAAATGAGTTGAAACCGTCGTGAGAGTTAGTTAAAATGATTCGAGGAAAAGCATCGTCTCCGTCAGCACCCTTGATCATAATATCAGGGTTTTGAAAAGAGATCATGTGTTTTGAGAAAATCGTGTTAGACTTATTCTTACGAGCTTTTCTTTGAGAAGCTGTAACTGGAAACCAGTTTAACTTAGCTAAGTCGTCAATAATAGTCTCAGTATTGACATGTAAATACTTTCCACTTACCTTAGGGTTAGTAGGAGCTGAAGCAAATGCCAAAGGGCATACTTTGTTAAGTTCTTCTTTTGTTAAGAAATTGTCGAGAGATTTGTTGAATGTTTGTAGCATAACCTTTATTTTTAAATTGTTTAATTGATTTCTTATTATACCTTAAGATATGAACTTTGTTACTGAAAAGCCACTAATTCACTGACTTTTTTTTCTGTTTCTTTCCGGAAGGAGGGTTGAATATTTCATGCCACTTTGTTCCTCCTATAATCATATTTAACCCCTTACTTGGTACTACTGTGTTTGTATGGAGGTGGTAAACTGGTCCGTAATATTCTTCTGTAATCATAGGAATATTTGTATTAGCTCTAGAAACATATTCCGGCTGGGTAATACGTCTCTTCCCGTCAAAGGATCTAAACTCAGAAGCTGTTGTTCTATACCAGCTATCTGAATCTGGATAGTAGCATTCTAATACTCCTGCTGTATTAAATGGGTATTCAATCTTAACTGTAAGTCCTCTTTTCTCTGACATCTTATTTTATTTTATATGAATATAAAGTACCACAATCATCATCGTCGATATCATCTTCGACTACTTTAAAAGTACTTCCAAGAATCTCTTGAAGCTTTGCTTCATCAACTCTACGCCAATATCCAAAACGGAAGTAGATATCATTAGCACCTCCCATAACCTGTCCGATTTCAAAATTACCGAACTCTTCTTTTACTTTTTCTAATTTTTCGAAACTTAATTTGTTATTCATAACCTTTATTATTTAATTATCTTTCTTTACTCCATAAAGATACGGACTATTACGCAGAAAAGCCACTACTCACTAAACTTTTTTTCCGGAAAGAACAAAAAAAGACCTCCTAAAAGGAGGCCTCTTTCTACATTCTAATCTGCTTACTTAGCAGCGATCATTGACTGAGTTGTTGATAACTTTGTTGTCAATTTGCTAATCTTAGTAGCATTACTTTCTCTACGATACAACAAGCGATAAGCTGCATTAACGATACGGTCGTTGAAACGAACTCCATTTAATACATTTGTGATGTGAGAAGTGCTGTAGTTGTTCTCTAATACTTCACTAATACGTGGTACATCACCGTTACGGCGCTTGCTTGCGATCTTTGAGATCTTTTGTGTGTAATTCATCTTATAACTGTTTAATTGATTATATAATTTAATATACGATTATTATTTTTTAGATGCAACTTTTTTCTTTACAACTTTTCCTGCTTTAATTCCCTCTTGAAGTTGCCAAACATCAATACATTCATCTGTTCTCTCTTCTTTATGAAAAAACGAAAGGACCGTATCTAAAACGTTATTCCATTCTGCTTGAGGTATACTTACTTCGTAACAATAATCTGATTCACCTACTGTGATTCTAAATACATCTGCTGAAGTTTTACCTTCTTTATGAGCTTCAGAAACAGCTTTATACATCTGCTCTATCAACTCTACATTATTTGGGTTAAAGATTTCATCTAACTCACTATGGTCCTGTACGTTTATTTCTAGCATCTTATCGGATGGATTTTTCTATATTAGTTAATAAGTTTACTTCGTTAACAAAAACCTTTCTATCAAACTCTTCAACTTGCTGATTGATAGTGTTTCTAACTATTGAAAGTATTTCTGTTCCAAGAGCACTTGTATAAACGTAGTTGTAGTTGAACTTTGTATTTGTAATAGTAATTTCAAAGTCTGTAACCTTCATGTAATAGTGAAGCTTCTCATTAGAAATGTAATACACATTGTTCATTGGATTACAAACTAGATCAATATCTGGGCTTGTTACCATTTTAGTCACTACCTCTATGAGCTTAGCTTCCTTGTCGTTGAACTGTGGTTTTCTCTTAAAAAAGTTTTCAATTGTTTTAAAAATTTGCATCATAACCTTTGTTTTTTATTTAGTTGAATTTAGATCTAAGTTGTTCGTTTTTAATTAAATTTTGTACTTTCTCAACATATGCAACATCTTCTGCATAAAACTTTGATAAGAATTGATAATACTCTCTTTCTGTTCTAATATTCTTTAAGTAGCTCGAATAGTACAAAGCATAATCCATTAAAGATTCTGTCCAGTTCTCATAAGAAGCATACCCATGTTCTTCTCCTCTTGCTAAAGTTAATCTAGAACTTGGAAGCTTCATCCCAAACATATTGTTATTTTCTTTAAATAAGTATGAACGGAAATTATTCGATTCTAATTTAGCTTGAGCTAATACAATATGTGGAAATCTAAAATTTAAACCTGCGATCTCTTCTACTAACCTGTCTTCTGAAAATTGATTTATTTCCTGTAAAACAATCAATTTCTGTTCTTCTGGAATCTTTGCTTCTTGTTTAACAGTATATCCAAATATACCTGTTATGATAGCTGTAGCAAGAATAGGGCGTGCTAATAATTTGAGTTTACTTGTTTTCTCAAAATTTAAGGAATTTTTGTTGAACTTGTATATCATAATTATTCTGATTAGTTAATAAATGTACGAACTTTTCTACTTAAATCCAACTAGAATAGCTTAAAAAAGTCCGTCTTAATTTGCTTTTCTCGTAACTTCTCATTACGTTCATGTAACTTGATTAAATCATCAGCCACTTTTCTTTCTAATGACTTCGGTCTCTTACCTTTCAATTTAGGTTTTCCTTTTTTTGACTTATCTTCCATACACATAAATATTACTGACGAGTTATATACTCATGCCCTATTGGTTTTTCTTCTTCCTCTTTATATAGACCTAGAGATTTTAAATGCTCTAAATGATATTCATCTAATTCCCATCCAAACTCTTCTTTAGAAGGTACGTAATCTTCCATACCGTCTACCTGAGCGTCTGTAATCGGTGAAGCAGCATATAGGAAAGAGCAATTGTAGCATAGGAACTCTAAATTATCTAAATGATAGTTTCTCTGGTTTCCGTCTTTGTGATTAAGTATTAAAGGGATCTTATTATCTATAACCCTTCGTTCATTAAAGTCACATTTGTTACATTTCTCTTCAATCAAGGCTTCAAAGATAATCCTTTGCTTAATCTTCTTAGCATCAAAATGCTCTACAGGAATACGTCCTTCTATCAGATCCATCAAAGGTGGTTCTTTACCTCCGTTACCTAAAAATTTAGGTATACCTTTTCCTGATTGATTTAAGTGAGTCTCTAACAAAGTTAGACCTGTTGCTTCATCTTTATAAAGCTTTGCATACTTTTTGTAATGATTATAAGAGACATGAAGGTACCTGGCAGCTGCTCGATTTGATCGAGTCATCTTTATTGCACGTAGTACATCATCTTTGGATAATATCTTTGACGGTCTTGCCATATTTAGTCGTCTAGAATATCTTCATCATCTTCCTCCTCTTCTACAGAGTCGTAATCCGCATCGTAAACGAAAGCAGATTGGTCATCCATCTCTTCTTCGTCTATTAAACGTTTTACAATAGGAGTTGCTGATTGTGATACTGGGCTTTCATCTGTATCGAAATCTAATACTTCGATCTCACCTACTACTTTTCTTCCTAAAGCATTTGCTTCTAACTCTAAAATTCTTTGAGCTTGGTCTTGTGTAATAATTTCTGTATCTGTCCAGATATCGTCTCCAGTACCGAAAGTAATAGTTCGTGCCATTAAAGGTTTTTCAGTAGAGCAGTTAACACAGAAAGAATATCCGTATTTCTCTTTTCTCAACTTAGGCATTGGGGAATTGCACTTTGTGCAGTTAATCATTTCTAATTGCATATTATAACCGTTTTAAATTAATAGTTCATAAAGATATGAAAAAGTAATACAAAAAGCCACTTCTTTTTAAAAAAAGTTTCCCTAATTAGTAGATCCAAACTTCTTCTGGATATACTGTGCTTTTAGTTTTTGAGCTCTCTTCTTAACAGAAGGTTTTACAAACTCTTGACGCTCTCTTAACTCTTTTACAATACCTAATTTATTGTGTTTTTGCTTATACACCTTTAAGGCGTGGTCAATTGATTTATACTTTTTTAAATCTAGGGAAATCATTTTTATTAAAATTTACAGAACTTGTATTAAGGTCTAAAGAATCTTATACTTTTTTGTTATTTAATGGATTTTTTCTTATAGTTATATTAAAATAATTATAATATGATAAATTTACTAATCTCTATTTTTGTTGTCTGTTCATCATTTGGTTACGCAATTGCTAAGACTAACCCAGTTACTGTAATCAAAAAACATAGACAACATAACTCTCCTCTATCTCTAGATAAAGAAGTTATTTAAGAAGTTCTATTACATTCCAAACCTCTTCCGGAGTTCTAAAATCAAAAACTTGATGCTGGACTTCTCCGCTTCCTATCTTTAAGTCTAACTGCAATTTACCGTCCCATTCTTTATCGTGTACTAAATCGTAAAGATACAGGTTTATTAAGGTTAGTTGCTGTTTATTAAATATCATTCTAAAGAGATTTTCTATTACTTGTATGAATTTCTCTTCATACACTGTTGGATCTAATCCAATTTCCTCCTCCATAAAATCTCTCCTATCTTCTATTTCTCTTAAAATAGTCAAGGTTTCCATAAACAGCTTCTTATTCATAAGACTTCTATCTTGTTCTTTAAGCTTGAGCTTAAAATTAACCTTTAAATAGTTCTTTACAATTGATCTTATCGCAGTTTTTTCATTCATATGTAATCAATTTAAAGTAACTTATTCTAATTACCTACTATTAAGCTGTTAGCTTATCCTCTGGTGCTTCTTCTTTTTCTGGAGTAGCACCTGGGTTTTGTCCTGATAAAGCTTGACGTACAATCTTGTCAATATACTCTATGTAGATAAAGAAACCTACAATAGTTTTATCTTTTAAGTTACGGTCTCTCTCTACTCTCATACCAAATTCTGCTAAACCTTTCTCAAGTCTTTGCTCTAATTCAATAGCAATATCATTCTGTTCTGTTGGTGTAATTGCACCAAACTCAGTTGGAAGGAATTGAACTTTGATACCCTTCTTTTGAGGATCCTCGTTTACATCTACCTTTAGTATAAAAGAATGTCCTGCAAAATTTACTTTTGCTGCTTCTTTAAGTACTTGTTTAATCTCGTTAATATAGCTCATAGTGTCTGAAATGTTTTCAATTATGTAAATAAATAGCTTGTTGTTACATGTATTAGAGAATTTTGGGACTCTTCTAAACGATGGACTGTAATAGTCATATTACCTAGTTTAAACTTGCCAGGTTGTCCTTGTTCTTGTAGTATATCAGGTAATTGCTGTAATACTTGAAAATCCTGATTAGTAAATTGCTTGCCGTCTATCTCAACTACAATATCATCGTATTCATGAGGATTTTGATAACCTAGAGTCAGTACTCTCTTTCTTAAATCGTAACTAGTTCTTTTATGTTCATATTCGTAATAAGATGCAAATAATACTCCCATCTCGTCATCAATATAAATCCTATCACACCAAGGTTCTAAAGCATCTAATAACTGTAAATTACAATGTTTAACTGCAAAACCTATATTGTACTTAGGCGTAACAATTGGTTTCATTAGAGACGTGTGTTTAACGTTAGAACCCCATTTACGAATAAACTCTCTAGTAGAATTATTCATAAGCTGTTGCCATTCTTCATCTTTCTTCTCTCCTACACTTCCATGCTGGAATTGTCCACCTCTACCTGTAAAATGGTAAACAAGGCTAGACCAAGGTTGTATAAAGTTAAAGCCGGCTAGTAACATTCTATTAAAAATATCTGAGTCTTCTCTAGCTGATTTTAAAATAGGGTCGTGTCCGCCTAATGTAGCATAGTCTTTTTTATACATCATCCAAGGAGCAAAAATACCTTCTGTTACTTCAGCAGTTTTATTTTCTCTTTCTACAAAAGCATTAAATGCTTCTTCTTTAAACTCTTCAGGCCATACCCCAAAGTCCATTAAGATCTTTTCTCCGGCATTAGGATGTAGGGGAGGTTCAATTCGAGTAGAACATACTACAGTCTTTTCCTGTAGTTGGTTATATGCATTATAATCTGCATCTTTACCTAAGATCATATCAGCATGAAAGATCATAAAAACATCTGTATCGCTTTCACTAATACAAAAATCATATGCCATTCCGATACCAAAGAGTTCTTTACCTAATTTAGGATTTACATAATACTCTAAGTTGTACTGTTTTGCATTCTCTTCTAACCACTTTACTGTTCCGTCATTATCTGAATCTACAAATATAATAATGTTATGGTCTTTTCGGTATGCATTTTCTCTAATAGACTTAACACAGGTTTTTAAGTACCTTAAGTTGTTCTTACTAGGAATACAAAATGTTATTTTATCCATTATTTTACTCCGTTTATCATTCCATAAGCATCGAAGGTTGGTAATCCTTTCCACTTATTAAAAAATTTACCGATATTTTCAGCTTCTGCTCTTTTCTGTCTTTCAGAAGACTGTCCTCCATTCTCTTCAAGACGGTGACTACCTCTAGCTCCAAAATGCCAAACAATAGACTTAGACGGCATTACAAACTCTACTCCTGCTTGTCTCATTCGTAGGAATAAATCCATATCATCCCAACTAGTTGGAGCAAATAAAGGATCATTACCTCCTACTTCATCCCAAACCGTCTTCTTAACTAATCCTGAAACTCCTTCTCCTTTTGGTATTTCAAACTCATTCATTATTGCAAAAAGTTCAGCATACTTTTCTAGCTTCTCTGTATCAAAATCATTAGGATAGGCTCCGAAATCTTCAGGCCGTACTAATAAAGTACCTGGGCGTTCTGGAGAATTAAACATATTAGGTTCGATTCTAAAAGAATTAACCCATAACTTCTTTTCAGGATTAGCCTCATGTACTTTTAATAATTCTAGATCCCAGTTCTTTGTAACGTAAAAATCTGAATGTAGAAAATTAATATATTCAGTTTCGCATTTCTCTGCTATGAAGTTCATGCCCTGCCCCAGTCCGGAAGGTTCTAAATCTTTTATATAAACTGTTAAGTTATATTTTACACCATTATCTGCTAACCATTGGTAAGTACCGTCTGTACAGTTCTCAGCATGAATAATAAATGGAGCGTCTTTGAAGTAGCTATTCTTTCGAACAGACTCTACTGCTAACTTTAAATAAGGTAGGTTGTTGTAAGTACTAATACAATGTGTTAACATAATGATTCTTTTTTCCAATCAACAAAATAAGCCATCCATTTTTCTTCGGCATGTGTTGAGTAAGCAGTTAATGGACTATATAATTTCTTTCCTTTTTCAGCCAACATTCTAAAAGTAGCTCCACCCATTGGTAAAGGCTGTCCTTCGTGAAGGCTCCAGAGATCTTGAAAATCTTCTACAACATTCTTAGCTGTAGTAGCCCAAGTCATAGTGGTGCTTTCTACTGTTCTCCAGTGTGTTGATTTACTTACATAAACCGTATCTTGTTTCCCTACGTTGTAGATTATACCCGGTTTTCTAATACCGTCTTCTTCTATATCTACTCTCCCATGTCCCCAAACGTATCTAGGGTCTTTTAGGTTTTGATACTTATCTGGATGATCGTATAATGTTACGTAATCTGCTTTTAAATCTTCAAACGCTTCGAACATTATCTTACGTGCTCCTCTTCTATGAAGATAATCATCTTCTAGAAAATAAAAAATAGTATCGTCTAACAATCCTTTCTCTACTGCAATTCTATTTGCTATATCCAAACTAGCTAAAAACGAACCGGTATTTCCATTGTTAGTTACATACACATTATCTTTATCTGCGTACTTTTGTACCATCTTCAAAGTCTGCTGTGATACATTATCACACAGTACAATTAGGTTACTATTTGTAAATTCCCTTACATAGACTCTCAGACAGTCTTCTTTGCTTGCGTAATCAGGTTTTACTTTCTCTGGATTACTGTAGTCGCTAATTCTATATATTGTTACTAGATTCATATACTTCTCTTAAGAATTTTACCATTGCTTCTTCACTTTGTTTTGCATACTGTTTAAACAGCTCATCATTTCTAGTAGCTGATGTGTTTACTCTTTTCTTCGGATGCCAGTAATTATGTCCTTTTAATCTTGTAGTAACACAGATTTGAGGAATTAATTTAGCTTTAAAGAAATTCTCCGCACAAGTATCCTCTCTTACAAAGTGCATATCAGCAGGTATCCACGGGTATGGAACTCCTTTTGAAATACAAAGAAGAGAACCATCTATCTTTAACGGTACTTGCTGTAACTCTATATCGCTCTGTTGATTAAACTCGTCTAATTGTTCTTGTGTTATTACGTCTTTATACTTCAATGGCGACCTTAATAACTCTATACAGTCTGGTCTATGTTCGGTTTCGCATTTACATGGTTTACTATATCCCTGTAGGTTATTATGTGTTACTATATCCCAGCTATTATCCCACATCGGTCTAGAAGCAAAAGTTAGAAGATGAGGAGTATCTATCTCAGTCTGCTGTAGTATGTAGAAAAAATCTACTGGGAGTAATGTATCTGATTCTCCCCAAACCGTATACTTAGCTGCTGGATTGTATATTTCTCGTCTCCAGTCAGCTATATTATAAAAAGCTGATCTGTTATCTTTTTCCCAGATTTCAACTCTACTCATCAACGGATGGTCTATAAATTTAGATACCATCTCTTCCACAGTTCCTTCTTGTGGCTGTTCTAAATAGGTTTGCTTGTTGATACAGAACTTTAAACGTACATCTAATCCGGGTGCTTGTTCCAAAGCTGCTTGTATAGAATCCAGAGTTTCATTAACCATCTCTGACTCGTACCACATTATATGCATTTGGAATAATATCATAATTGCTCTAAAGTTATGCGTTCAAATCTTTTATCTGCAGGATTATTATCCGACAATATACGAACTTTTATTTGATTTTCCAAGAACCAATCGTACATTTTATCCGTACATTCAATTGTGTGTAACAACTCTTCATATTCCGGTCCTCCACCTACGTCAACCTTATATAGATCTTTAGCATGCTGATCTATCCAATTAGTATCAACTGCCATTAAGTTCTTAGAAGGGTATTTACTTAAGTCACCAATATCCCATCCAACCGTAACAATATCTCTACAACCTAAATGTAATGCTAAAGGAAAACCTGATTCATACATGATACCTGGTCCCCATACCAGCTTACCTTCACCGTAAAGTTTCCAATTATCGAAATTTCTAGTATAGGCAGTAGTCTGATCTTTAGTAATCCACGGTGTTGAATAAACCGGTATAGCTAAATCTATACGTTGTCCCCACTGTTGAATACGGTCTAACTCTCCTTGAACATTCATAGCAGTCAGCTGCCAATGTCTTATTGTATTCTCGGAAAAGTATTCATATGGCTGGTAGTTGTATACAGAGAGTAAATGAAAATCTACAACTTCTTTTATATACTCGTAAGATTGCTTACAAGCAATTACTAACTTACCTTCTAACTTTTCTACTAAGGTATCTCTATCGTGAGATAAAAGAGAAGGACCGCATGTAACTAAGTATGCAGTCTCTCCTTTATATGCGTCTTTTAAAAGCTGTATCCTTTCGAATGAATCTTCTTGGGATCTTATTTTAGCTAAAATGCTTGGTGTTGCTGAATTCATTATATAAAACTTCTCCTACTTTAAATTGCCAGTCATAATCAATATCAAATGCTTCTAATTCTGGCATTGTAAATAACTTAATACCACCAGGTGCTTGAAAATCTCCCATAAATCTATCTTCAGCGATAAGATCTAATCTAGAAGCATACAACACGTGAGCTGCTTCGTAGGTTGGTTCTACTGCCTTAGTATTCATAATAGTCTGATCTTCAGGCCATGGTGTAACTAAAGCTCCTTCTTTATTCCAGTAATATTGTTTCTTTTCTATAACTGCAAAAAGATTTTCTTCTTCTTGAACTAAAAACTGTCTGACAAAAGAATCAATAGTGTGTGTGGTGAGTAGTGGATTACATCCAGAAATAAGGACTACATACTTGTACCAAGGTGGTAATTTATTATGCCATTCATAAATCTTCTGTAAACTATTATCATTGTTAGCTGATTCATAACTTCTACCAAATACGTAAACTCCTTTTTGAGCTGCTATATCTGACAGCTCTTCTTCATATACCGAAGCTACTATATTGTTCCTAGGTATAATGTCAGATTGAGTTAACTTGTCTAAAATCAATTCAAACAAGTTTGTATTTGCAAATGGCTTTACCATTTTACGTGGTACTCTTTGGCTATTAAGTCTTGCTTGTACTACGAATGCAACTTCGGATATATCCTTCATATTAACTGTTTTGTTTCTTCTGTCAATGGGAAAAATTCTCTACTGATAGGGGTTCCTAAATTATAATCAAAACCTTCTCCTAAATTCTGTAATCGTTCGTAACCTTTTACTCCTTTCAGTACGTTGAAGGCATCTGTAAATATACTTAAATAAGACATTGGATGTCCTTCAAAATCTCGACGGGTATCTGTTGGTTTCAATCCTTTATGTTTAGTAAATGCATGTATGTTGCTAAACTCTCTATTAAATCCATCAAAACCTGCAAAGTAGATTGTCTTCGCTTCTGTCGATAAAGCAAGCTGTATTAACCTAAAAGCGGCTCCAGATTTATAAGCTGGTCGGGTTGTCTCTTTAAAAAACTGAAGTTCTGTTTCATGAACAGGGATTCCGATTTGATTTTTAAAATCTCGAAATCCAGAAGTAGTTTGTTTAAGTCTGTAATGAGAAGTCTCATATAGTACTGTAGTATTACTTCCTTTTAGTTTATTAATTAACCTCTCTTCTTTCAAAGGTGTCGTATAAGCTAGAACATATAAATCAATCTCTTGGTTTAATACTCTAGGTTCTAAATAAAAATCGTTACAAGTCCATAAATAATCGTACGGAAGGTTTTCCCACTTTGTATCTAAAGTAGACTGACCTCCTCCTAAGATCAATATGTTCTTACCTTTATACTTTTCAAACATTATTTTCTTTTTTTCAACGTACTCCAGAAAGTATGGTTAGCACCTTCTTCCTGTCTAACTTTTCCTCTATATCTATGGTTAAATACATAATGGTATCCACTATCATATTTCTCAGATAAAGGTCCAACAAATTCAAAATTCTTAAAAATCTCTTTCCATTGTGATTTTAACTTTATTTCATGGGAAAGATGTAGGTTTGTTTTCTTATCTACTTTGGAAGGTTCAAACCAGGGAGATAAGCTAAATACAAAAATACCGTCGTCTGATAAATGCTTATAAACATTATCTGCAAATGTAGATAAATTCTCTGGAGCTATATGTTCAATAACTTCCCATGCGTTTATCAGATCAAATTTAGCTTGTTCTTCTGATTCTAAAATTTGAAACGGTTTACTAATATCACAAGTAAATAAATTCTTATTATGTAGGTTATTCCAATTTTCTACCAGGTTTACAATAGGCCAGTCGCTTCCTTCTAGTCCAACTGTCTGACATCCTCTGCTTAAAAAATCAGATACTAGGTAACCACTAGCTGCTCCTAAATCTAAAACTTTCAATTTAGGTTTCTTAAAGTAGTCTACAACTTCATCTACAAACGGATTATACCCATCTGCCCATTCATAGTAAGGTCCTCCTAATATATTCTTAGTACCCTGTGGGTATATATGATCTGGTGAATCTACTGCTACTGGAAAGTCTGTAATTACTTTATACATTACCCTCTTAATTTAGCTCGTACTGGTTTTTCTGATTCTGTAACTTGTATAACACCGTCGCCGAAAGCTTCTTCTAATTCTCTAATACCACTTACAAGTTTAAAAAGTCCTTGTGGTTCTACCGATGCTAAATGATCAGAACCCCACATTTGTCTATCTAAAGTAATATGTCGTTCGATGATAGAAGCTCCTAAATAAACAGCTGCTACTGTAGTTCCTAATCTAAATTCATGACCTGAATATCCGATTTCAAAATCAGGGTACTCATAAGTTAATGTCTTAATCCCAGAAAGATTTAATTCATTAATTGGAGCTGGATATGTGGAATTACAATGTAGTAGACCAATTGTATGAGGGTTCTTATGAACTAGTTTAGCTCTACGTAATACTCCTACTGCATGATCAATCTCTTCTTTTGTAGACATACCTGTTGAGAAAATAACTCGTTTACCAGATGCTACACATCCTTCTAATAACTCATCATTTGTCAACATAGCTGATGGTATTTTTAAGAAAGGTACATCGTATTGATTTAAGAACTCTAAAGAATCCATATCCCAAGGTGATGCAGACCATTCTATACCATGAGCTTTACAATGTGCATCAATCACATCATATTCAGCTTTTTCAAACTCTACTTTATACTTGTAGTCTAAGTAAGTCATCTGACCCCATGGAGTATCTCTCATTACATTTTTCTGATGCTCTGGTACACATACGTCTGGGTTTCTTTTCTGAAACTTAACTGCATCACAACCTGCTGCGGCTGCAATATCAATAAGTCTTAATGCGTTTTTAAGATCACCGTTATGATTAATTCCAATCTCGGCAATGATGTAAGTCTTTTTCATATATTAAATGTAATTAAATTTCTTCAATTCTCCTACTTTTATCACAAATAATTAAATCGTAAGCAGGTTTTTCTCCTACAATTAAGTGGTGGAATTTAGCACCCCATGCAGTTAGTTGATAGAGAGTTAAATCTTCGTATTCCGGAATTCTATCTCTATGTACAGTACCTCTAGCGGTCCAATACGTAATAGTATTTCCTTCATCGTAAAGTTTATTAATTTTTTCTATGTTCTCTGGAATACCAATTGCATACTGGTATTCTCTTTCTCCTTCGTAATAACATATCGTTTCGTCGATATCTACGTATATATTCATAACTATAAAGTTTCGTAATAACTATTTTGTCTCTCTTGACGAGCTATATCTTTTGGATGATAGAGTGCCATACTATCGTATGCTGGTAAAGTTGCATAAGTTTTAAACCCTTCTAATCTTTCATGTACTTTATTAACCCATTTAATCTCAGGTTTATTCTTCCAAACTCTCCATTGATAGTCTGGGAAGTTTACTCTTCCACCTACGTCAACTTTCCATCCCCATTTCTTAACATGCTCCATTGTAAGACCTTCTACAGTGTTTACTCTAGGTACTAAGAGTACTTCAAGATCATCATTTCCTTCTAATATACTTGGAAGATTATCTAGTAAGTACTTATGAGGGATTTCATCAGCGTCAATCTGAAAGATATAATCGCCAGAGCAATATTCTGTTAGTTTATTTTTCCAATTTGCAAAATGACCATCAAAATCTAACCCTCTCCAAAATTGAATATTAGGATAAATGTTCATTTTAGTCAGCCATTCGGCTACTCGCTCATCACCGTTTTTCTGGTCATAAAGTATTACTACTTCATCTTGTACTCTCTTATTTTCTTTTAGAAAAGTAACGAGTTTTTGAATCTCTTCATACTCATTACAAACGGTTATGGCGTAACTAATCTTCATACTACATTTCTACTTGAAAAAATCCAATATACTCTAATGCATCCATAAAGTCTCTTTGTCCGAACTTCTTTAAGTTTTGCATATCCATCTTAAAGTTATGACCTTCAGGGTACTTCTTACTATCAATCTCTTCTTGAGTTAACTTAATAGCTCGTACTCCTGCCCATACCCAATCTTTACTTGAGGTACCGTCTAAGAAAACCATTCCTTTTTCTGGGATAGTAATCGTTGCTGGAAGCCATGCTAGGTTTGTATCATCTACAAATTTAAGCTCTTTATATAACTCTGGTGAAGACTCTACAGCTGTTTTTACTACTGCTCCACTTTCTTGCATTACTGTTGAAGTAGTAAATCCGCAAGCCATACATAACCATGTCTTTGTGTTATCGTCTATATGCTGTTCATAACAAGCATTGCCACCACATCTTTTACAAGTTGTTAACGTATCCATATTAATCTATTTTTTCTAATTTAGGTAAATTTAATTTAGGTAATTTAAGTTCTATTTGCTTAGGAAACTCTGGTAAGTATTTTAATAAAAGGTTATCTAGAGTTTCTACCATCTTCTCAAAGCTAAAGTTAGTTCTATTTTTATATCCTAACTTTCTAGCATTAACTCTATACTTGTCATAATTTTTATGTAACTCTTTCATTGCAGTGATTGCATGGTTATCATAAGGAAAGAACCAGCTACTACCTTCTACTAATACTTCTTCTGCTATAGAACTCTTATGCAAAGGTTTTAACTCACCTCCTACTAGTATCGATAAATCTTTATCTAAGAAATCGATATGGCCAGACCAAGCTGATGCTATAATAGGTTTATTTACTACACTGAATTCTAATAAAGGTCTGCCAAATCCTTCTCCTTTTGTTAAACTAACCATAGCTTTAACTTTAGAATTATTATAAAGCTCGTTCATCTCTTCATCTGTCAAATCTCCATGAAGTAGGTAAATATTAGGTAACGTACCTTTAACGTCGCTTCTAATCTTTTCTATGTTACTTAAGATCTTATTTCTATCAATAATTGAGGATGTAACCATACTTACTTTTAAAATAAGAGCAGGTGGATTAGGTTTGTTCTTGAATGCTTCTAAGAAAAGTCTTACAAGGAGTCCTATATTTTTTCTATCGTGTCCTAAAGCTCCCGGAAGCCAATGACCTACTGCTAAGAAGCAGAAATTCTCAGGAACGTCTTCTTTAATATTAAATTTTGCAGGCAGCTCTAAAGGACGGTACTTATTTGTATCCACTCCTTCAAATAGAACTTCAATTGGTTTATTTACTTCAATCTTCTGAGTAATACCTTTTGCAGTATCTGTCATATCGTACTTACTTTCTTGAAATACTAACTTAGAATGTTTAGAAGATGTAAGTACTAAGTCCATTACATTACACCCCATAACCCATTGAGGAGAAGCTAGTGTAGTTTCTATACCTGCAGTTACTCCAATGTTATACTTACCTACTCTTTGAAATTCATTAGGTACTGTGATTTGAATCCAAACGTCTGGTTCATAAGTTAACTGTGGTATGATTAAGCTTGATAAATCATCTCTCTGATGATCATCTAAATAACCTTGTCTAGTATTGCCCCATCGTTGCGATAAGATACGTACATCGTATTTCTCTATTGCTAGTAAGGCTTGTACAAAATCTCTTGCTCTAGCTCCATACCCAGAATAAGTATCAACTGGGCAACTAACTACGACTTTTATCTTACTCATAACTATATTTACTTAATTTATGTTGAATGTAATTTTTATCTAATTTATCTACTCGGATAATATCGTACTTACCTCTAGGTTTAAACTTCTCAAAAGTTTCGTCTATTGCTGTAATTACATTTTTACCCATATTAGTAGATGTCATCATCGCTTCTTCTGATAGAACCCACTCACGTCCTGATGCTCCTCTTTTCTCTCTTTCTTCAGGAGACATGTTATAGACTTTTTCTATAGCCTGTGATAAATCTTCAGGTGAACATCTATCATCAAATATGTAAGGTGTTTGTGGAGATCCTACAATGGATAAGTTAGATGGGAATACAGGTACAGCCCACTCTCCACATTCTTTAACAGTACCTCTATGGTTAGAAGGAAAATCTTTACTAAGTTCAACCCATTTACCGTCTTTTGAGAATCTCATTTGATCTTGCATACCTCCAGTTACGTTAGCAATAATCATCGTACCAGCCATCATAGATTCTGTTAATGATAATCCCCATCCTTCGTTAGCTGAAGGTAGTACTGTAACGTCTGCTAGATTGTATAGTAAATTCATTTGAGCTGTGTTTAACCTGTCAGCTGAGAAGAATACATTTACGTAGGAAGGGTCGCATAAAGCTTCTTTTACTGCTGCTAAATCTGTACCGTTCTGATCTACTACCTGAGTATGCATAACTAAAGCACATTTTTTAGCGGCTTCTTCCCCAATACTATCACAGAAGAATCTATAAGCTAAGATTAAATCTTCTACTTTCTTTCTATGTATATTTCGTGAATTAAAAAAGACTACGTAGTTAATCTCTTTACCTTTAAAGACTTCTTTCTTAAACTCTACAAACTTACTCCAATCTTCGTAGTTTTCGTCGATAGGAAAAAAGTACTTTTCATTAACTCCATGAGGTACATACTTTATTACCTTATCTTCAGCCTTCTCCCCTAATACTAGTTCATTAATTAACTTAGTTTGTTTAGAGATTGCCATTAATAAGTCTACTGATTCATAGTAAGGTTTGTTGTACATCGGAGCTGGGAAGTTATCCCAGATGTTTAAGTAGAAGATTGGAATCTTAGATCTAATCTCTCGTTCCATATCAAATAACCAAACCCAGTATCTCGGGTCTGTAAAGATAAAAATAGCATCAGGCTTTTCTTCTTTTAATAACTTACGAAGCTTGAAAGGATCTCCATACCCTGTACTTGGGTAAATCTTAACAGATGCATCTTCTACACCCGTCTCTTTGCTAGTATCTTCAGACAAATCTATAATAGTACCCTCTTCTTTATGAACTACTGCAGCTCCTAAATTTACCCAGTTGTAACGATGGGCAGTAGCTAATACAATCTCTTTTGCCATTGTACCAACTCCTGAATGTACTCTAATGTCGTCGCATAAAAGTAAGATCTTCTTACGCTCTTCTTTTTTTAAATAACCAATTCTTTCTTGCATGTAACTTATTTAACTTTTGTTTCTGTTTGATCGTGAATTTTATCTCGAAACTCCTTATCTGTAATATAAAGAAAAATCGCTCGTGAAGCAAGCTTTTGAAAAGAAAATTTGTATTTTACACAGGTAAATTTAAACTGCTGTAGTAAATCTTCTTCCAACTGTACTGTTGTTAGTTTTTTTGAACCATTACTCATAACTTATAATATTATATACATATATAAATATATAGAAAATACCTAAACACCTTGTGGGCAAATAGGATTATTTCTAAAAACGCAAAATCTACAACTACTTTCAGATGGAGTAGCTTGAAAATCTTTATCAAAAAAGTTTCCTGCTTCGTCTAAAGTCTCTTTTACAAACTTATTCATCATCGATACTGCTTCACCTCTCTTTACCTTTCCGGATGGTGGTTTAAATTCCTGTATACGTCTCTGCATAGAAGCAAATTCAGCTTCTACAGGTACTTTTCTTTTTAGGATATAATAAATTACTTCGATTTTATCAATATCGATATTAAATTGCTTAGCAAAAAACTCTTTGTATAAAAGTACTTGAGCAATTTTGGTATTATCCTTTTTTACATAATCGGACCAACCTGAAGTAGATGTTTTTAAATCTATAATATACCACTTATCTACTGTCTCGTTGTAGAGCACAATATCAATCAATCCTTTAAAAAATACACCAGGTCTTAATTCTTGATATAATAAGGTTTCAATACCTGCTAGGTATGTATTCTTATTAGAAAAATAAAGAACTCTTTTTTTCTTTAAAAAATCTAGAATATGAACTCCGTCTAAATAGAATAAGTTCATTTCGTTTTGATCTGAAAAGTGTTCATGACTATACATTACTTTCTGAGCTTTATAGGCTTTCACCATATTCTCTTGAAGTAAGCTATGTAAATCCATTTCATTAGCCTTCTTTATAGTATCGTTATAAAGAACATCTAACCAGGACTGTATAGTTTCATGCATTGCTGTACCGAAGACAGCATGTATTGAAGGTTTGTAAGGAGCTAGGTTCTTTACATAAGTCAAGTACCATTGCTTTGGACATGTTTCAAAACTCGATAATTGACTATATGAAATATGCTTATTAGCCCTAGTTTGTTTAATCTTACTCTCCTGTACTAGCTTGACTAGTTGTGGTATTTTCTTGGGCATAACCTTTTAATTTTTCTACGTAAACCGCAGCATCTAATAATTCTTCCTGTAAATGTGTTAACCAGTCTAAAAAGTTGAGATCATCTCTCTCCATAGTTACACCGTACTTCCGAAAGCCTACATCAGCTCTTTCTATTAACCTCTTGGCAATAGCCTCTTCTATTTTGCTCATTATTATAACTTTTATGTATTCTTTAAAGATATGAAAAAAAACGCAGACTTACAAATATCTGATAGAATTATCGTCCGGTTTAGCAGACTTACTTACCCAACCTTCTTGTCCATTAGAGTATTTTACTCTCATTCTAGAAGGAGTCTTCTGTAGTATCTTAACTATTCTTAATTGCTCTGGTACTTCCTTAATTTCTTTTCCGGATTCATCTACAATTTTCCAATCTTCTTCTAATACCTTTTCTTCTTCTAATCTGATAGGTTCTTCTTGTGGCTCTGCAGGTTTCTCTTCTTCTAAACCGTCTTGTATTGTTGCTTCTTCCCACTCTTTAAACTCATTATGGTACGCTTTCTCTTCGTATAGAGTTTCTTTTGGTTTTAATTGAGCGAATGCAAAGTTTGCAGCAATTACTAATGAAATAGCTAAAGGATCAAATACAAAGATTATAATCAATAGGAGGTAGTTAACAATTTGGTCCATTGGAGTTCCTGTAAGTCCGGAAATATACTTAAGAGGTCCTAATTCTGCAGCAATATCACTACCGGTTTTAGCTTCTACAATTTGATTATCTAGTTCAAAGATCTTATTGTTGACATCATCTAATTTTGCATTAAGGTTTTCCTGTCTGCTTGTAGAAGCATCTAATTGCTTTTCTAAAGATCGTCTATCTGCTGAACTACTAGATTGTATTAGGTTACCTTTTTTATCTACATAGCTAGTCTTATTGTTAGCTAATCCAGACTGTAAACTTGTCATACTTGTAACTAACCCTTCTTTCTCTTTTGTAAGCAAATCTCTTTGACTTACGTAGTTAGCTTTTTTAGTTTCTAGTAAAGCAACCTGGGCATCAACTGTTCCTGCTCTATTAGCAGTCTCTTGATATGCTCCAGATAAGAATCCGTAAATACCCATCGATGTAATTAACATAAGGATTACAGTGGCAACAGATAGATAAGCTCTTAATACCTTATTCAAACTATCCCAATACTGGTATAAAAGAGAAGCAATTACTAACTTAGAGACCTCTAAAGAAGAAGCCATAATAATTACTTGAGTAGATGCACCAGCAAAAAGCTTACCGAGACCTGATACTGAATAAAAGGCTGCCGATAAGCTAACTGATAATGCTGATAATGCGATAATGAAGGGGAATACACCTTTACGTAACTTTTCCATTTATTT